CTTTTTAAAGAGCTTTTTGCTTTGATTTTAGTTTGTCGGGATCGAGATACCGACGATGTCTTCGTAGCGGATGCTGACGTTTTCAGCGATCAGGATCTGGCCGGCGATAATGCTTTCGCTCCGGTTTTCAATCTGGCATCCTGTGAAAACACGGGAGTAGACTTTCTGCGAAGAGCTGTTGTCATAAGCGGCGAACATCAGATCAAGCGGCTTTGTAACATCTTTCAGAGAACGGATATAATCAGCATTATTCGGGACTGTTCCGCCATAGTACATGACGTTGACGAGGTCCTTGCCGAAGATCAGCATACGACTGATCTGAATCGAACCAACGGTGCGACCCGGAACGAGGTAAGGAACTTCAGAGCCGATTTCGAAGATAACATCAACGTTACGACCTTCCTGCCAACCGTAGCTCTGGATGACACCAATACGGTTAAAGCTGGCAACACCCTGCTGTGAGGACTGATAAGGAGCGGCGTAGATGATACTGCGAGAAGCGGAGAGGAAATTATCTTTGGTAATGGTGCTTTCAACATGCTTGTTGGAAAAGTCCCATTTATTGACGTAACTTTCAGCCATTTTGTTTCACCTCCACAAATTACTGAATATACAGTGTAATGTCGATGTAGTTGAACGGATACGGCGGCAGTACGGACAAGTTTACGATGATCGTATCGGGGTTTTCTTCGTCCTGATAAAGGGACTTGATTTCACCCGAAAGAATGATCGTGTCGCGCTGCAGCTGTGTAATGCCGGATTTTAAAGCGGCAGTCAGCATATTCAGCAATTCCGGATTAACTGTGTAACGGCCGATGTAAGGTTCAAGGATATTGCGGAAGAACTTCGAGCTGTAATCCTGTATCGCAACAAGAGACATTTCACGAGTTTGAAGTGTTAAAAAGTCAGTTGTGATCTGATGACGGACGACGATCGGCTGGTTCATGTCGGCTTGTGTAAAGATCATGACGCCAGTCTGAGCAAGCTGGTTCATCTGAGCGCGGGTCATCTTAATTCCGCCAAGAGTCTTAAAGCCAGTAAACTGCATGCGGGTGCGGCCCTGTGACATCGGGTAGGCCTGTTCTGCGCCAGCGAAAGCGGCCATCAGCATCTGTCCGTCAACTGTCCGTTCAACACCGTCAGAGCAAACGATTGTAGCAGAGTCCGGATAGCAGACAGCTGCACGCTTGTTGTTGATGCCTTTGGCATTTGATCCGACCAGATCAAGAACTCCACCTGTACCGGAGAAGGCTGTGGGCGGCACTGTGTAGTAGGTGCTCAGAAGCGCTGTGCGCTCCATACGCTCTTCCCAAGTCGAAGTGGCGTTGATGTGATTCATGACTGCCGTGTTGATTGTAGTGCTGACGTCAACCGGGATGACGCGCCAGATAGCCGGAACAACAGCAGCTTTTTCAAGGGCTGCGGCGTATTCTGCGCCTGTCGGTTCACTTGTGGCACTATCAACCTGGAGAATGTAGACACCGGGGGCTCCGTTTGCCAAAGCAAGTTGAGCAGCAGCGGAAATTTTGCTGATCGGTGTTCCAGTTTCAGCTTCCTGAATATCCGGGCCATAGATATCAATGACTTCAGACGCAGATGTGCAGAGCTTGACTTCAAACTGGCTGGATTCAGTGTAGTGAACGAGCGTAATATAGTAAGTCTGACCTTCAGCGGGTCCTTTGCCAGCAACCCAAGTAATAACCTGGGATTCCGGGATGAACGTATAGTCATCTGTGACAGCCCAATATGAAGGACCTTCCATTGTGAGGCTTACTTTTTCGATTGAAAAAACGCTCTGGAAGGGCATGGTGTCAGCGTCAGTAGAACCGCGAACCATCTGGATGACTTTTCGCAGTTTTCTGGCACCGGTACCAACGATCAGAGGGAACATTTCAACTCCAGTAAACTGGATGCCACGGGACGCATTCTTTACCTTGAGATACGCGCCTGGTTCTCTGTATGCCATTATTTTGCACCTCTCTTTTATTATTTAGCGATATTTTCCATGAGTGTGATTTCCAGTTGTGATATGCGGTTAAAGATGTTTTTAACTTTGAGCTTGTCTTCGACTTTCTTGACACCAACCCAGTCAGCCACACCATTAACAACAACAGGTACCTGGTAAATCTTGTTGGGATATTGCGTCTGCAACCTAGCAACACTCTTACTAGCGCCACGAATATTGAGGTGCAACATGTCAAACAGATCTTCCCAAGTATGCATGAGATACCCTATAACTTTATTGGCCAGATCTTTTGCTTGGAATTCTTCCGCATAGCATAAGATACTGAGGTTATATGGTATGCTTGTATACTTTTCTTCTCCGATAACAAGACCAGTTGAGTCTTCTATGTTATTAGAGAAGTTATTGCCAAATGTTGTGTCTCTCGTGAACTGGTAGTTAATATCTGTCACTACGATGTATGGCATTTTAAGCGGAACGCTTCGATCATCATTATACGGAGGGTATTCCGGTGTAATCATAATGCCTGATTTTGTATCATCTTCATTATAAACAAAAGAATCGTCTTTTTCAAATATAGCCCTTAATGCAAGGACGAATTCCTTTTCTATATGGCGTTCTATGTCAATTGTTTGAATAAAACTCATATTTCTCCTCCCGTCCTCAGTATATTATAAAAGGCACTCGATCGCGGGATCCGGCTAACGGATACTGTCTGTCGGATCAAAAAATGAGTTTTATAGCTTGGAACCCAGTTCGTCACAATGTGAGCATCGCCGTGCAAGTCAACCAAAACATCTTCGTTAGCAATGAGCGGATATGGTTTTGTCCAAAGCTGAATCGGTGAGGTGTCATCAAAATCGCCGTAAGACTCCATTCTGTGCTGTCTTTGTGCAACATTTGTAAAGTTTACGAGGATTTTTTCTGCTGGATAATATCCACCAACAAGCTGCGTTCCGAAGCAGATTGGACAACTTGGATTTGCACGTTTTCTGATTTCATCAACGCAAGAGCAGATCTGACCGGATTGGCGACGCTTATACAGGTCCATCGATTCATTGGCGATAACATTGGTAAGGTATTTAGCCTCAATTGTCATAATGGCCTGAGCGTAATTATCCGGCTGATTTACCAGATAAGACCCAAAGGATCCACTCCAGTTTGAGTCGCCCGTGGCAAGTTCTGTCACGAGGACCTTGTAGTAGTAGTGAAGTCCTCTGTTATAAAGGTTGACACTGTAATCCTGATAAGAAAAGACTTTTAAGTCATAAGCTACGGCTTCAAAATCATTCTCAGAATTCAGCGATCGGTAAAGATCGAACCGATAGTTTGCAATGTCCTCTGTCGTGTTGACAATGCTGAAGCTGACGAACAGACGGTCCAGTCCAAACTGATCGGAAACAGTGATTTTGTCAACAGTGATCATGAAGGCTCCTTATCTGAAGGTCCGGTAGCCAAACTCGGATCCAATGCCTAAGAAGCCAGCATTTGCCGATTGAGGTATCAGAGAGCGTTTGAACCGGTCCTTGGAAGCAACATATTCTTGTAACAGCATGCCATACCAGCTTTGATATATCTGACCCTTGTTGAACATGGCAATGCTTAAACCAGAATCGTTAAAGTCAACTTGATTTGCAGTCTGTAAGAATCCTTCAGCCATGCAGGCAAAAAGTGTTGCGCCCTGTATGATGTCCATATCCATAAAGAGGTTGTGGAACTCATACAAACTGTAAGATGTTCTGGGATCGCCCGTGTTATTGACATCGCGAGCAGCCATGTTTAAGAATTGAATGATCTTGTTGTCAGAGTAGTAATACATCTTCTGTCTTAAAATGTATTTTTCGGGTTCATCATCAGCTACCAAAAGCCGAAAGCCGTCAATCAACTCGGTTAAGACGGCCTTTTCTGCATCGGTGTAATTTCCACTGATCGTATAAACTTTGTTTAAAACAATAGGCATTTAGGTTACCGTCCTTTCAAATCCAGCTGACGAATAGCCGTCCTTTTCGAACATAAAGATGTATCGCCCCGGTTTAACGAGTAACGACCATTCACCGGAATCGTTTGTGGTTGCCGTGCCGGTCAGTTCTTTTGTTACCGGGTTAAATATTTTAACAGACACCCCAGGTAGTGGAATCCCTTTTTCAGAAACAACGACGGAATCCGTTCCATTATTGGATAGCACGGAATTACTTCCAATCAAGACGGGAAGGACATCACTGCCGGCAATGCTGGCAGTGATGGCAAACATTCCTTCATAAGTGTCATCAACAATGGTTAAAATATAATCCGATTCAACCGATGGAATAAAAGAACAAGTAAACACATTTGAGCCGATATGAGTCATCGAAAGTTCGGCTGGGGTATTTTCCCATTGTCCAGCAGTGTTCAAAAAAGTATTGTCGAATACTCTGTTGACTGTCACTTTCGGTGGGTTTGTTATAGGCAACGCATTTGTGCGAACATGGCTTGCAGTAAACGAAAGACCAGTCTGCCAATTGTATTTTGCGATTGATTCGTCAAATACATCGATTTTCATGGTTTGAGTTGCGCCATACGTTTCTGATTTTGCTGATGCGACGAACGATCCAACGCGATCCGGAGTAAAGCTTGCACTATACACTCCGTTGTCCTGGTATTCCATGTAGATTACAAATTTGTTAGTCTGCCAGGAAATGCCATTCCAATATTGCTTGGCCTTTGTATCGTAAAAGGTAACCAGCGGGGTGTCATCAGAGATTCTTGCGCCACTAGAATTTTCTACAATTAACGAAATAATGAAGGCATCGCCTAGCTTTACAAACATAGCTTATTCCTCTGTTGTTTCAGCAGTTTTGGATTTGCGACCACGTTTTGGTTTTTCAGTTTCTTCAACAGCCACTTCTTCAACTGCCGGAACTGCCTCTTCGACAACAGTCTCAACGACATTCTCTTCGACCACAGGCGCAACCGTCTCGACGACGACTTTTTCAACGACTTTCTCAACAACCGGTTCAACTTTAGCTTCCTCTTTCTGCGGGATTTCAAGGGCAGCATTTTCAAAAACAGGAAGCCCGATTTTCGCTAGGAAAGCAACGTCGACATTGTAGTGGATGGGTTTGCGTTCGGCTTCCAAAAACTTAGCATAATTATGCGCCTTGAGATCAAACCACCCGCTTTGGACTCCGCCAATTAAACGAATAAATTCATCTTCTGAGACTTGAATTTCTTTGGTTACACCCTGTCTCACTTCTGTCCCGCCGATATAGATCGGATTCACGTGTAAATAGGTGCCGATAACTGTGATTTTCATGTTATTCTCCTTTAAAATCTCGTATATTATCGAGGTAGATCAACTCTTATTATAAAGAATTGAGTTCGATGTATCAAGCCAAACTGTTTTTAGGCAAAAAAATAGGAGTGGTCTGTTCGACCACTCCTATCGAGAGGATTGAGGGGGAAAATCTTAGACGAGATCTTCGCGAGCGCCGTAGCCAACAGCCTTGACTGTGGTATCGCGGCCCATAGCACCGATAGCGTCGTCGGACAGGGTGATTGTGGCGGTGGCAGTGGTTAAGCCCTTAGCATAGTTAAGGACCAGTTTGCCGACGGCCTTCTGGGAAGCGATGTACATGCCGAGGAATTCGAACATGAACAGGCCTTTTTCCAGTTTGTTGTCGCGTTCTGTCAGACGGACGGTCAGGTCTTTGAGGATCGGCATACGGCCGACATATTCCGGTTCAGCGAAAGCATAAACCTGATCGATCGGGACGATCGGGGAGGTTTCGAGCTTAACGCCCCAGATGTTGTAGCGGACGCCGGATTCGAGCATTTCACGCTGGGTGAGCTGGTCGATTTCAGCAGTAGCCCACAGCAGGATATCGTCGATACGGGCCTGATTCAGAACGAATGTGGCCAGCGGGACGTTGTGCTGGGAGAGGGTCTTTTTCAGAGCGACCAGGTCAGCTTTCGACAGGGTGGAACCTGTGGATGTGACGATCTGGTTGGTGTGCTGCGGCGGGTTGGTGATAGCACCACCGCTGACGGTGTCACCGACACCACCATTACCCATGAGCAGGCGATTGACGAGGTCAAGGATCTTGCCGTCTTCGACTTTGGCGATGGCCTGGCCGGAGAGTTCACGGACACGTTCCAGATAGTTGTACTTCTGGACCATGAGACGTTTCAGATGGATGACGGTGTCGTCAGAAGCGATCGTCATGATACCAACGTTGACGCCTTCACCTTCGATCTGGTAACGCGGGATTTCGCCGTCGTCAGCATAGAAAGCAGCATGGCTGTTGAAATCTTTCGGATAGTATTTGTACGGTTCGCCGTTGATCAGAACGATTTCATCAGAGGTGATGTTGTGGGTCAGCAGGATTTTGCGGCCAAATGCCTCGTAGTCGCGCATTTCACGAATGAACGGCGGCAGCTTCTCGAGTGCGATTTTTTCAAGGCCACCCGGCATATCAAGCATCTTGGCGATGTTGACGTCGGCAGCAGAGGTTTCGGAAGAGGTTTTAATTTTCATCAGCGACATGTTATGGCACTCCTTTCAAATATTTTTAATTAGGCTGTGACGATGATGCGCAGCAAGCCGGAACCAGCCACAGCAGGAGCGGCCACATAAGCAGCGATCTGATCGACGGTGTCAGTACCGGAGACCCAAGAGGTCAGGATACCGCCAGTAGTAACCTTCAGCGGGTCCATGACAGCGTATGTTGCAGTGCTGTCAAAGGCAGTGTCGGTAGCGGAGTTGGGGTTATTCTGGACGGTGATTTCATAAGCACCGAGCAGGAACGTGCCCTTCTGGACGGCATTGGTCGAGACGAGGTCGCGGCCTTCGCGCTTAGATGTGGTGACGATGAAAGACTTTTTGCTACCATCGGACAGAACGATCTGGCCGTCAGCGTCCAAAGTAATCCATTGGCCTTCTTCAAAGCCGGAGGCAATAATGCCACTGGACAGAACCTTGGTTGCTTCGCGGTATGCATAAGCGTCAAATCTGTTTTCAAACTTGATCATGATTAGGATCCTCCTTTAAATATTTCGATTATATCATGCTCGCAATTGTTTGTACAAAGGTTGGTTGATTACTGTCTTCACTATCAATGTTAAGTTGTCTGTCTAAAAAAGTCAAATTGTCGATTCCCTGAAACGATGCGATTTTCTCAACGTGCAGATTTTCAACTGCAGATTTTAGAATTTCGAATCCGACCTCGTCCATTATGGAAATTTCAGCAGCTTTATCAGAGATTTCGGCGTGCTTGATTAGTCCTTTTTGGTGCATGATTCCTGCCAGCTTTTCAGCTTTCATCTTACGCTGCTCAAACTCAATTCGAGCATGAAGAATCTTGTTTTCAGAGGCGAGTCTTTCATTTGATTCTTCAAGACCCCGCGTTCTTTTTGCAGCGTACTTCAACATATCACTAGCAGTTTTCAGCATTGAGGCCTTTTTTTCAAATCCGGTATCAGTAGATTCGGGTTCTGCTGATACCTTTATTTGGTTTTGATTTACGAAAAAATCTGTTAATTGATTTAACAGTTTTTCCCTGCGTGCATCCATCAGCAGTACCCCTTTCCTAACCTAATTCTTATTCAAGAATTTCGGCAATTTTAGAGATGAGGACATCCGCTTCCATCAGCGGATTGCTGTCTTGGACGTAAGCCAGTTTTTCAGCAGCTTCAGCAATCTGAAGAGCAAGATGCTCGTCACCGACTTTGCTGTAAACGAAATCAGCAAGTGTGTAATCATTTTCAGCAAGATACTGGGCAGCCTGGTCATAGGCTTCTTTGATCATCATGGCTTCTTCGGCAGCTTCTTTGGAAATTTCTTCTTCGGTAGCTTCCTCGGCCTTTTTATCTTCTTCTTCTTCTTCTTCTTCTTCTTCGCCGTCTTCTTTCTTACTATCTTCGGCAGCTTCTTTTTCGAAGGATTCGATGAATTCAGACACCTTGGCTAACTCGGTAGTAATGCTAGCGATTTTTTCGCGCATTTCCTGAACCATGGCAGCCATCTTGTCTTCGCCGTCATCCTCTTTTTCAGTTTCTTCTTCAGAAGCTTCTTTTTTGGCTTCTTCTTCAGCAACTTCTTCAGCGGATTCTTTGGCGATCGAATCATCGAGATTAACAGCTTCTTCAGTAGCTTCTTTTTCGAACATCAGGCCAAGCTCTTCGGCCAAGGATTCCATCTGTTCGCTCGAAAAGGACGAGTCGAGGAGCTCCTTAATGGTGTCTTTGCTCATTCCTGTTTCAACACCACTGGAGGCTTCTTTATAAAATCCTTCCGACATCAGTTTTTCGTAAAAATTTGCCATTTTTTTCACCTCTTCAAAAAATTAACCTGGTGTTCTAAACCCTATTGTATCTATTTATATTGATAAAATCAAATAAAAACATACACAGGCACACCTGTCATCTACCAAATTTATCGTAAGCAAGCTTTAAGGATAAATTGGTAAGCATCTCTGCTGACGATTTTTTAACGATTTCCGAAAAATTATCAGATAAAGACGCAGTCTTATTCAGCGTTTCATCAATTTTAATTTTAAGATAATCGCTTGCCGATTGCAAGTAATGATCAATATCTTCGGACTTAAGAGCTGTTTTTTCAAGCATCTCGTCAGCCTTGCTCTGGTCGCCATTATAATACAAAACTGTCGCAGTTTTTAAAGCAGAAATTTGTACTGGAGAGTATTCGTCAGAGATAAACTTGTCAAAGTCCTTATCTTTAAATAGGTCTTTTCCGTAAAGCTCGTTAGCAGTCTTAACATAATATTTATTCGAAAAATCGACGGCCTTATTGACGGCCTTTTTAGTTTTATCCATTACAACATCCGCGACCTTGGCCCCTTGGCTGTAAACTTTCGGAGCAACAATCGCCTGAATGATTGCCGCATTATCGGGGTTTTCAGCGACATAGCGATTCACTACGCCAACATCTTCACCCTTGTTGATTCTCGCCCTCTGCAAACCTGAGTATCCGTAAACCATCGGGATAGCAGCAAGATGAGCTTTGATTGGGTAAGGATGCTTTTTATTGGCAGCGGTTTTTTCAACGGAGTATTCGCTTAAAATATTGTCCATTGACTCGCCTTCAATATAGGAGGCAAATTTCTCAAGACCTGCAAAGTAGCGATCAGAAAAGATATTCTGTTCCCGGCGGCTCTGATACGATGAGTACAAAATAGCCTGAGCAATTTTTTCAACATCGGAAACAGTCTTAGCATCCTCTATGAAGAGTTGAGAAAACTCTTCGAAGTTAGGATTTTCGGAAGCTGTCTTTGAAATTCTTGGAATAAAATGCATCGGGAACATCGATCTCTGAGCCATTAAAGGGGCGACGACTCTCATCATGTCTCCATGAGCTTCTGTCCCGCTCTGGTCGGCAACCGGTTTGCGAAGTTTTGCAATAATGATTTTTGTGCGGACAACAGGATTATCGCTACCAACGATGTTTGGCGCAATAGAATCCATGTTCGGCATTACGTTCTGACGCAAAGTCGATAAAACTGTTCCAAAACCAAGTCCGGGTGTACGGGCTGATTCAACAGAATTGTCCACAGACTGCATAAACTTTAAAGGCGAGCCTGCAAAATCTCCACTTACTTTTCCTGCCCCAACATTCCCAATACCGGAAAATGGACGGCTGACCGCAGCGAACTCTTTTGGGGAAAGCTCTATACCAGCAAAATCAAGGACGTCTAAGAATTGGCAGAAAGCTTCGGTTGCTCCAATGGAATGCTTGCGTGCAACATCTTGAATTTTAGCGGCAATTTCAGAACACTTCTTTTCATCCCAGTATTTTTCGCCCATCAGCTTAAAGATGGCTCTGCTCTCGCCGGACTCGTCGGCACGGTCAGATGCAAAACCACTCTGCGAGATCTGCATGACCTTGCCCTGGATTTCTTTTTTAATTTCAGAAATCTTTTCGTGCCATGCTTTCTTTGACAGTTTGCTAGTTTCAAAGATCTCATCGTCACCCGCAAAGCTTGCAACTTTTTCAAGCTCAGGCACAAGGTCAAAATCAATATTTGAAATTTTTTCAATCTGCTTGCTCGAATCTTTAAAAGCGACTTTATTATTATGAATGTAAATACCGGCAACTTTGGCAACTTTCTCAGCACCATTTAAGACGGCTGAGATATCATGGAATTTTGGGGAAATATTTATTTCATAAACCTTCACACCATTATCGAAGATTTTTCCCTTCATAGTCCTCAAATGATCGCAATATTCGCGCTGCGTTTTTGCCTTTTGTCCGCAATAAGAACAAATGACATGGTCCACACGACAGCCCATTGATACGTCCGTCATGAATCCTTTTTCAAATCCACGGACGATTGACGGCGCAATTCTGCGATCAATGCGGATCGTCAACATGACGCCCTTCATCTCATCGTCCCATTCAGCAGCAAGGACGTCACCAATCGCATTGGCAATATCCTTATTTTCGTGATTCTTAAAGGCGTGCGCAGTTAAGAAAGTCTTATAAGCTTTTTTAAGCTCTTCTTCTGGAAAATAATCCAGATTTTTATTTGCTCCGAAGTATTCACCGGCAGAAACGCCGCGGACTTTCAGATAAAGAAAATCCGGGTCGTAATTGATGCCATCTGGGAGTTTGACAGCCGCAGTCTTGATTAAGTCGGAATCCATAACTTCGACATCTTTCTTAGCAAGACTGAATGTAGTGTATTTGTCAAACATGAGCATTTCACCTCATTGTTTTTTGTTTTAGTATACCATTTTTTCAATAGAGAAAAAAGAAACCTTTATCTGTAAGGTTTTTGGGACAAAAAAAGGTAGATTTAGCAACGATCCTAGTATAAGATATAAAATACCGAAGGGAGGTTTTTTTGTGGAGGAACTCAAAAAGATACCTGGCATATGCCCGATATGCAAAAAACCAAACACTCCGATTCTTTTATCCGGTAACGAAAACAAGATCGGTACTCCTTGTAGTTCTTGCTTGGATACACTTGTTGCTCGAAAGCCTGCATCGATCGTCTGTCGAAAATGTGGGCGACTTGCTGCTTACATGGATCCCGGAATCGCAGCGAATGGTTTTATCTTTCATCCAGAACGGACATACCATGTGCCAGCTTGTAAAAATTGCACACCGGGATACAATAGCTTTGATGAAATTGACGAAATGATCGAATACTCAAAAAATCACAAGGAGTGACAGCATGACTAAGATACTTTCATTTAACCGAGAAGATGACGACCACAATCCCCGATATAATGTTGAGTCAGATACCTTAATGAGTGCTGACGAGAAAATGAAAAACATTTCAAAGGTGAAAGAAGAAGTCTTGCAAAAAAGCCTATCCAATAGAGAAAACGTCAAGATCGCGGACGACGGTGAAACAATTATTCACGATAGAAAATTCAATGAATACTATATTCTCTGGGATGCTTTTGTTCATACAGAAGAGCCTGAATTTAAAGAGTCTATGGGATATGGACGAGAGGAAATCGAGAAAATCAGTATCTTTAAATTTATAGATGCGATGGACTGGAAAACAGCGTCAGATATTGCAAAATGGAAAACTGATAAGTTTCACATTATTATTTGTCCACACTGCAAAGACGAATTCGCGGTCTTTGAACATTTTGGGCTTTGCCATAACTGTAAGCCGCTGTACGACCTTGAAAAACTGACAAAAGTTATCGTTGAGGTCAATAACGATAACCCAGGTTTCTTACTTCAACAAATTGCGGGGTTTGTTTTTGACGAAGAAATTCGAAATATGTATTTAAAATAAAGCCTCTCGTATAAGAAATAAAACGGCAACCGTTTTATAATTTTTTAAATCTGGAAAGGAGCCAGACCGTGAACAAGACAGATTTTATCCAACAACTTACAACAAGAACAGGTGAAGACAAGGTAAAGTCAGAGCAGCTTTACGACCACTTTGTGGACATCGTAAAAGGGGCTTTGCTTTCGGGTGAGGCAGTGAAATTTCACGACCTATGCATCATCGAAGTTGTTAGCCGCGCGGGGCGAGAAGGCCGTAACCCGCAGACAGGGGCCAAAGTCATGATCCCGTCTTCCAAAAGCCTCAAAATCAAAACCCTGACTAACATGAAGAAACAGCTTAACGGCTAACCGAGCGTGGGAGGTAAAACACGATGGAAAACAAAGAAATTGCAACAAACGAAACATTCTTTTCAATCGACGAAATCAGCCAGAGCTTTCAGCAGGAAGGCAGCATCACCGGTCTTGAAAACTTAAACGCATCTGATATTAAGATGCCTAAGTTCAAACTGCTCCAGCCGACTTCCAGGGAAGTTGCTGAAAGCAAGGGTAAGCTCTCTCCGGGGCAGTTCCTCAACAGTGTCACCGGTGAAGGTGTTGACCAGCTTGAAGTTGTTTTCCTTGCTATGAATAAAACGCGCGTTCGCTGGGCCCGCCCGTTCAAACGCGGTCAGGATCCCCTGTGCCGTTCATTCGATGCAGTTCGCAGTGAAAACGGCGCTATCGCTTGCGATACATGCCCATATAGCCAATGGAATCGCGGAGGCAAAGGTGACGACAACCGTCCGGAATGCAACCTTTCCTACACTCTTGTTGGCAAAACAGACTTTGATAACAGCGCCCCAACTCCATTCCGCATGATCATCTCCGGTGCATCAATTTCCAACGTCAAAGGCTTCTTTACGACCGTTGTCGCAAAGAAACTTCCGTTGTATGCTTTCCGTCTTGTTTTGACCAGTAAGCTTGAGTCCAATGACCAAGGCTCTTACCACGTCATCAAGATCGATTTGAAGAAGCTCGTCGACCCAAAAGATGGTGTCGCAAAACCTGTGGGAACAAATCCCGCACAGTATAAAGAACTGGAAAACTTGACAAAGTCTTTGCAGGATCTGTTCCGTACAGATTACATGCAGAAAGACGTCATGGAAGAAAGTTCCGAGATGGCACCCCCTCCCAGCCAGAATACTGGTCTTTTCTAATCGACAGAGCTAGGTTGCCAAGAAGGGGCGTCGTAAAAGCGACGCCCCTTCTCTAACTTTATTTTTTTCAAAAAGGAGGCTTGATAAGTTACCATAACCCTTGACCTTTTCTCACCCTCGCTGTACAATCTTACTCAAGCGAGGTGAATAGCCATGAAATACGTCAATTCCAGCACAGCCAGCGCCGCCCTGGGCGTCCACCCCAACACCCTGCGGCGCTGGGAGAAACAGGGCAAGATCAGGGCCATCCGCTCGCCCGGCGGAAACCGCATGTACGATTTAGCCAGCTTTGGCGCCGGCGGAAGGAGAATCATTTATGCCCGAGTCAGCAGCAGGAGTCAGCAGCCCGACCTTGAAAAACAAATCCAATACCTCAGAAGCCGCTACCCTGACTACGAGCTCGTGCAGGACATCGGTGGTGGGCTTAATTTCAAGCGAAAAGGATTTACAGCCCTACTGGACGACATCCTGTCGGGAAATGTCGCAGAAGTTGTTGTCGCGCACAAGGACCGCCTCTGCCGGTTCGGATTTGACTTCGTTGAATCCGTGGCCAGTAAGTTCAACGTCCGGATCGTGGTTCTTAACGAGAGTGCACTCTCTCCCCAGGAAGAGCTCGTCCAGGACATCCTCAGTATCATCCACACCTTCTCCTGCCGGCTTTACGGTTTTAGAAAGTACAGTCGTCAGATCAAGGAGGATCAGGATTTATCCGCACGAGAGCAGTCTGCAGAAGCTGAAACAGTATCTGGGGATCAGCCGGTACTGGTATAACCAGGCGGTCGAATACCTCCGGCAGCCGGGGACGAAAGCCAAATTGTCGGAAGTGCGCAAGCTCCAGAAATGCTCGCATCCGGATTGGGCGATGGCCTGTCCGCAGCGGATCAGGGAGCACGCTTTAGCGGACGCCGTCCGGGCTGTCCTGTTGGCCAAGCGCAAGTTTCGCCTGACGGGCCAGTTTCAGCAAGTCAGCTTTCGCAGCAAGCGCGACCCCCGGCAGGGCTTTGGCCTGGACGCCAAAAGCGTCAAATGGGCGCATTTGTTTGAGAAAAAAGAACATCGGATTCACTTTTTGGCCAGCGAAGCTATCGAACCCAGCCTTGAGGGTGTGCGGGTCGCGTTCGAGAATAATCAATTTTATTTGGTCATACCCACGAGAATCAACAAGAAAATGCCCCAGAACCAAAGGCAAGATATTGTCGCTCTCGATCCAGGCGTCCGGACATTTGTCAGTTTTTACAGCCAGAATTTGCATGGCAAAATCGGTGAAGGTGACTTCAATCAAATCTACCGGTTGTGCCTCGGCGTGGACCGGCTGATCAGCAAGATCAGTCAAGCCAAAGGTAAACAAAAGCGCAGGCTTAAACAGGCCTGCGCCAGGGCCAGGACGCGGATCAAGAATTTGATCGACGACCTGCACCACAAGACAGCCCGTTTTCTCGTCACGACTTTCGACACAGTCTTGATCCCGACTTTTGAGACGTCTCAAATGGTGACCAAGCTGCACTCCAAGGTGGCGCGCAACATGCTGACTTTTGCCCATTACCGCTTTAAGCAGTTTCTCAAGGCCAAAGCTGAAGAATACAACTGTCAGGTGATAGAAGTCTCAGAAGCTTACACATCCAAAACTTGCTCCTATTGTGGTACGATCCACAACATCGGCAGCAAGAAACAGATGGTCTGCTCCTGTGGCGCGAACGTCGATCGGGACCTCAATGGTGCGCGCGGGATTTACCTGCGCGCTTTGCGGGCTTTAGCCTTACCTTTGAATTAACTGAAGGTATGTATTGTTTGGCGGTTGTGAAAGACCGTTAAGTAAAAGAAAGCAGAAAAATATGTCGGATTTTGTCTTAAAAGACAGCGGTGCAAGGACTCAGTTTGATAGCGGTTGCGTTCGTGATGTTCAAGGCGGTAAAGGTCGGTTCGATCTGCTCGGGACGGAAGGTCTCATTCGTCTGCATCTTATCATGGATGAGCTTCAAAAGACTTTTGATGAGGTAGGGACTGAAGGGCTTTTCCGACTTTCAAAGTGGTATGAGAAAGGCGCCCAGAAATATAGTGACCGCAACTGGACCAAGGGTATGCCCACAGGTGTCTGCTTTAATTCGGGAATGAGACACCTGACAAAATATGCCGCCGGCTGGAAAGACGAAGATCATCTCGCCGCCTGCGCATGGAATTTATTTGCCATGATGGAGTACGAGACCACACATCCTCAGCTTCAAGACCTGCCAAGGGTCATGAGCGATCAGAATTGGGAAGAAAGATTTTATACTGCTACTCAAAATCAAAAACATGAAAAAGTATTGCACAGAATGATATATCCTTCTAAAGGAACAAGCTCTGTTCACTACACTGCAGCCCATCTTTGCATGGCTATGTACATGGCTGGTTGGAAAGGCGTTGATCTTCTTGCCCTCGCCACATTCCATGTGTTTAGAATCATGGAGCTTGAAAAGAGAAATCATGATTTTCTCGATATGGCTTGCCAGTTAGACGATACAGATTATTCGGAGGATTGAAGATGTCGGAGATAAAATTCGTAGGCGAGGGTAAAGTTGTCCTTTTGGCTGGCGGTGGAAAAATCTTTACGGACATCGCTGCCAGATTTGTTGGCTCTGAGCGGTCTTTGGAAGATATCGCCAGCTCAGAATATAATCGAAAAATAGTCGAAAACATCATAAACTCGAATCATTTGGCGGCAACTGAATTCGACTACTTTATCTTCGGCGTCGAGGGTTATTCTCGAGTTACTGAAGTTCAGCTAGTTAGAAAACGACTGGCCTCCTACTTGATTAAGAGCGGGCGCATCGATAAAGGCGGAAAAAGAAACCTTGTCACAGTCCTGCCTGGGAACATCTTAAATTTTACTGCGCTTGTAAAGATCAAAGGCCAAACACTTCATCTGTCCGCAGACGATCTGACCTTTATTATCGATCAATGGTACGAAGCTGGTATTAGGGCAGGGCTTCCAGAAGAAGACCTTCGCTATATGCGTCCACAAGGCACTGAGTTTAAAGCAATTATCGGCATGAATGCCCACGCTTTGCTTGATTGGTTTAAGATCAGAACTTGTCTGAATGCCCAAAGTGAAATTATGGACTTGGCATTAAAAATGATGGCTCTTTGTAAAAGTGTCGCTCCCGATATCTTTGTGAATGCGGGACCGTCCTGTAAGAGTCTTGGCTATTGTCCTGAAAACGAACGTCAAAACAAATCTTGCGTCGGCAAGATTTATACCCAAAATGAAGCACTTGAAATCCTGCGAAATCATCGAAAGGATAAATAAAACATGATAGTCATGGCTTTCGACCTTTCTTCAACATGCATCGGGTGTGTTGTCGCAGAAGTGAATAACAAAACTGTTGCGAGAATCAAATCGTGTCCAATCATGCCATCCGCATTTGATGTGACGTCTCTCGGGTTCTTAAAAACCAAGCAGAAAGTTGAAGGGAAGAAAGCCTTGACTTCTTGGGTTAGACATAAGGGAGAAGTTGTTTCTGAGGCAGAAAAGAAAAGACGCGATGCCCTGGTAAGATCCAGCAAGGATGTATCAGTCCTTGCTCAAATCAGTCAGGCTATGGGTGATTTAATCAGCCAAATCAAGCCGGACCTAATCATTGTTGAAAAGAATGAAATCTTTAATGGCATGCTTACGTCCGTCTTGCTTGGCAAAGTGATGGGCACACTTCACGGCATCGCCGGGATGCTGCGTATTCCAATAAAGGAATATCGTGTCAGTGCGGTTCGACAACCGCTTGGGGTCAGTAAGATCGTTAGCGATTTTGCTAAACGTGTGGACCCGGAAGAATTAAGAACAATCCCTGACATTACAAAAAGAGCGTTAAGACGACACATGGAAGAGGTTTATAATACTAAATTTCTGACAGATGATGAGTCTGACGCCTGTGTCGTTTTGAATTACTGGATTAACTACGATTAAATGTGAGAGGTAAATATGCAAGACACACTTGACCTCATCTTTGATGCAAATGGCATCATGAAGCACTGCAAAGATGATTACATTCCGAGAGCATCCCAAATAGAGGCAGCTCACATTATTAGTGCCTCATTGGGTGATAAAACTCACACTATTATAGAAGGACCTTGCGGATTTGGTAAAACATTTGCGTATCTGGTTCCAATTTTTGAACACATTTATGAAGCGAAGAAATCCGACTCCTCTGATAAATATAGAACTGTAATTGTCACGAATGGGATTTCTCTTCAAGAGCAACTATTGCTAAAAGATATTCCGATGGTACAGAATATTTTCTATAGAATTTATAACACAAAACTCGCTTGTGCTTTGCTAAAAGGTCGCCAAAACTTCTTATGTAACCGCAAGTTGGCAGAACTGATGCTAAAGCGTGGGCTGACTGCAGAAGAAAACAACATTATTAAGTGGAACAAACAGACCAGTACAGGTGATTTTTCGGAGTTGTCGTTTGTTCCTGAGTATGAACTGCTTGGCCGTATCGCATGCACTGAGGAAGGTGAATGCCTTGGCAAAAGCTGCCCTGTTTACCGGGACTGCTATTACCAACTCCACAAAGCAAAAGCCTTGGCTTCTGATATTGTTGTTACCAACTATCACCTCTTATTTTCAGACCTCAAACTGCAGACTGCCTCCGGTATAAGCATTTTGCCTCAATATGGAATTCTTGTGTTTGATGAAGCGCACGAAATCGCAAACATCTATCGCGACTTTATGGAATCAAGATTTGGCGTCAGCAGTATCCGATACATCAAAAAGAAAATCAAAGAAATCAGAAATCAGTCCAACTTTGCAGACGCCGTGTTCTCTGAAGGGTTTAAGTATGACCCGTTGTTTGATTCCGTAGACAGCTTCACTGAGGACAAGCATGCATCATATCCATATCTTCAAATTTCAGACCGGCTTATTGATTCGGTTTCATCTTTCCTTGGGGCCGTTGGAGAAAACTTGTTTGAACAAAACAAGTGGAGCCAAATCGTTCTGGTTGATGAAAAGATTCAACTACCATCAAACATCAGGGATGTCGTTGCCGATCTGAGAAATTTAAAAGGTGTTTTGTATGATGTTTCTGGCAAGGTTTCCGATATTATAGACAGAAACCGTGATGATAATACTGACCTTCAAAAAATTAAAACAGGCTTGTCGCCGATCATCAGCAGAATTGAGGAACACCTTTGGCTTTTTGACTTTTTAATCAACGTTAAGGTGTCTACGTCGGACGTGATGTGGTTCGAAAAAGCCGAAGAACGAAACAGTGATTCTTTCTCTGAAAGGATCTCACTAAAACAAAAACCCATTCTTGTTGCTGAAGGTCTTTTCCATAACTTCTTTAACAAGGATGACCTTACATGCATTCTGACATCAGCAACACTAAGTGTTGATGGCGGATATACCTATATAAAAAATGAGGTTGGACTTTCGCTCTGCAGCAATCCAGTTTCCGGAAGATCAATTTCAGAATATATAGGCACATCTCCATTTAATCTGGCTGAGCAAGAGTTGTGGTATCTTCCATCTGAAGCTGTGAGCGGTAGCCTCGACAACAATTACAAAGGGCCGAATCAGTTCGCTTCAGTGTTGCCAGGAATTGTCAATGAGCTTGTTTGGGCTTGCGGTGGAGGCATTCTTTGTTTGGCAACTTCTATTAAAAACATGAAGATTTGCTATGACGCTATTATCGAGGCTACAAAGAAGCACAATCTTAGGGTTAAGGTGTTTAAGCAGGGCGATCTGCCAAAGCAAAAACTCATTCAAGAGTTTCAAAATGACACAGATTCTATCTTGGTCGCTACAAAATCATTCTTTACTGGAATTGATATTCCTGGGGATAGCTTAAGGTGCGTCATAATAGACAAACTCCCATTCCCCAGTCAAAGCGACCCCGTCATTATGAAGCTGAATGAGGATAAATCTTCATTTTATAAGCATCAAATCCCAATGATGGTTATTGCCCTTAAACAGGCTGTTGGCAGAGGGGTTAGATCAATAAGTGACAAGTGTGTCATCGCAATCTTAGACGATCGCTTATCCACAGCAAGCTACAAAGACAGTGTGTTTAGATCGTTTCCACACAAAATGACGGGAACTCGCAATATCGGAGATGTTGATGAGTTTATGTCAAAACGATAAACGAAAGAGGGTGCAGGAGAAATCCTGCACCCTCTTATTTATTTTTTTTTCGCATTGCATTGAGCAAGGATTGACTGAATGTAGTTTTTGGCCCTACCCTGTCCGGTACATCAATAAACTTTTTGGTCTTGGCGTACCAGATTCTTTTTGCTGCTATTTTGCGAGGTGAAAACTTTGCAAAGTTCTTCACAACTACATCATCACCGGACAAAATGCTTTCCGTTGCGATTTTTGTAAAAGCATTCAGGATTTTTGCCACTTGTTGTTCGTTCACATCTGTTCTGCTGGCAATTTCCTTTATAAGTGTCTGGTGATTTAGTCTGCCCATTGTCAAAACACCGTCTTGTTTGTTTAGTATTTAAAGGCCGAACAGGTTTGTATGTGACGCCCCTGGCGGCCGCAAAAGGGGTATGACAGTCTGCGCTGACCGCAACCATATTCCCCTGCCGGCCTTTAAACCAAAATATTATTTGCTTTCCGCGTCGAAAGAGACGTTGATCTCTGCCGGAAAGCCGCCCCGTTTGATCTCACGCATGTCTTTGCGAACATTGCGCAGATTTTTTACGAATGTGAGGCGAGATAAGGCATTTTCGTATTTAATGCCCAAAACACTGATTTCGCCACGAATAAAAGCTTCAGGGTCGTTGTTCGGTGTTGAATTTGAAGCGTATACTCGGCTAATCTTCGTTTCGTATGCGTGATAATTTTTAACTTGTTCCGGGTCTTCTAAGATGCTTTGCAGATATTGCTTTTCAATATCGCAAAAGATGACGTCGGTTCTATATTTATCAATCATTTCATTTATGATCTGATCACGTGTTGAAATGAGTTTCTTTGAATTGTCTAATTGATCGCTCATTCGGTATACCTCTTTTTTGTTGTTGTCATCACTAATTTTAAGTTATTGAAAAAGCAAAGTCAATAAAAGTGAGGCAGAGCCTCACTTTTTAAAGAGATTTTTTGCCATGTTTGAGATGTTATTAAGGAAAGTGTCTTTCTCAGCCTTAACGCCCTCTCCTATGTTAAGCATCTTGCCTGCCATTAAACGTCCTCGCGGATCATCGAGTGGATCCTTTTGACCGTATGTGACACCTTTTGCGATCTGACTGTAGACATCATCATGGCCCATGTTACTAAAGAACCGTTCGTGTCCATGCGTCACAGCCTGATCTCTCGAGTAAATTTGAGCTTCGTATTTGATGGGGGCTGAAGTGACGCGGATTTGCTTCACTCCTTTTACCATCATAATTTGACCCAATTTTTCAGAAGTGATCTTGTCGCCGGTCTTAATGATCAGCTTTCCGTCTGCAGCACGGACAGGTTCAAGAGCAATCTTACCAAGGAGTTCTCTGCTGTTATTGACCATGACTGTTTTACCGTTCATGGACCCGCTGTTATTGATGTTCCAACGATCAGCTTCGTTCTTATCGATAATCTCGCCGCGGAGCTTTTCCGATGAACCGGGGTCTGTGATCTTAACGAAAGCAGTCATCTTGTGGACGATAGTTTCAAAGTGGCGTTCGTCGACTTTGTTTTTACCTACAGTTTCCTGATAAGCCTGTGACAGAGAGGTGTTAATGTAATCTTGGACTTCATCAAGAGCTCTGTCCTGACCAAGCTCTGAACTTCTCAGCTTAAACAACTGTTTCGGGTCGGCATTTGTGAGGCTGACACCCGGTGTGTTAATAAGAGTGTGCTTGTCAACGATGTCTTCAATGTTGCCGTGGGTTAAGAAATCACCTTTGCTGACTTTATCACCCTTAGCAACACGAAGTGATCTTGGTTCACCGCTTCCAGTATGCGGAATTTTGTGTTGTTTGCCGTTAATAAAGACTTCATCAAACGTTCCCTTCGGCCCACGCTTAATATCTGTTACTGTGCCAGAAACTGTGGCCAGTATAGCTTTGTCGGCATCCGTAACCTTGAGGCTCATGATTTGCTTGATTCGGGGCAAACCAATCGAAGCCTGTGCATTGGCACCGCCTGTATGGAATGTATTCATCGTGCTCTGGGCAAGAGGTTCGCCAACAGCCTGCGAAGCAAGGACGCCAACGGCTTCTCCGATTCGCGGCAATTGTGTTGTGCCAGGCATAGCACCGTAGCATGTAGCGCAAACTCCGCCAATTGTCTTACATTTGAGGGGCGAACGGACATAGACCGTCTTGATCTGATCGTCTTGATGAATGGTATTCTTTTGATCAAGCTTGATCATCTCGCTTCTTGAAACGATAATTTTGCCGTCTTTTCCAACAATGTCTTTGGCAGCTACACGCCCAAGCAAGCTGTTGCTGTTTTTCGGGAGTTCAATACCGTCTTTTGATCCGCAATCCTTTTCTTTCACACGGACATCCTGCATCGTGGACCATATTTCGCGGGTAAGAGCACCAGGCTGGCTGGATTGAACAGATCGATCGTAAACACCCTTTCGTGAGTCATAGCCAAGACCCCAGTATTCCTGCGGCGACAATCCTTCAAGCAGGGAGTGTTTGATCGGGTCAACCGGACGATTCAAGACGTCACCACCAACACCAGTTGCATCCATCATACGGCGGAACTGGCCCGGATTACCACGAGCACCTGATTCCATCATAATTTGGATTGGGTTGTTCGGCGCAAGACGCTTGCCTGATCCGAGTTCTTTTTCAATTTCGTCCTGAGCGTTGCTCCAGCCTCTAATGACTGAGTCTTGAGCTGAGAACCCTTGTTTCTTTGCTGCATTGATATGTTTTTGAACAACTTCATCAATATTCTTTGTTTTTTGGAAATCCTTTAAGCCAATGCTGATGCCAGCTCGCGTTGCAGCATCAAAGCCAAGGCGCTTAACCTTATCCATCATGTTGCTAATGTCTTGCGTGCCGATTTCTTTACCATTGGTTCGTTCACAATCATTTTCAAGTTTCGCAAAGAGATTGGCGATGTCCTTGCTGGACCAGGCTTTCTTTGTGTCGCGGTACTTTTCAGGAATAATCGCATTAAACAAAGCCTGACCCGCTGTGACGTTGGCCATATTGCCAAGGGTAACTTTTGTACGGGCTTTGATCTTTCCACCCATGTAATCTTTTCTGAGCTGATCCCAAGTTGAGTAGACGATACCAGAACCTTCAGCTTTGCTTGCGTCGATTGTCAGATAATAGATGCCGAGGGCCATTTCATGTCTGATTTCAACAACCAGTTTACCGTTTGTCGGATTGACGAGGTTCTGGGAGGGCTTCATCAAACGCATGGCCTCTTCCCGCGCCTTTTCAGTAATAGGCACGTGGACCGCCATCTGATCGCCATCAAAGTCGGCGTTAAATCCTGTAACGGAAAGTGGGTTAAGCTGAATATTGCGAACAACGTCACCATCTTGAGTATACTTAATAACGGGCTTAAAAGCCTGTATGGAGAATTTATGGAGTGACGGCTGACGGTTAATCAGAACTGGGCGATCTTTTGCAATGTCATTGAGAATTTCTTTGACATCTTTATTGTTGCGCTCACTCCATTTTGCTTCGGCCTGGTCAACATTGGCAACGATGCCGCGGTTGATGAGCTCTTTATAGATAAACGGACGGTAGATGTAGCGAGCCATGTCAAACGGAATACCGACTTCGTCGAGGTTTAACTCAGGATCGACGCCGATAACTGCACGACCGGAAAAGTCAACGCGCTTGGCCAGCATTTGATTTCTGACAACACCTTCTTTGGAGCTGAGCATGTCTTTGATGCCAGTGTATTCACGTCCAGAACGAGGATCCTTAAATGTTGTCCGACCATAAACATCAGACATACCTTTGTAGAGCCGCGAGTAAGACTTTGCAGCATCGACAGGAGCTGACTTTTGGATCGCATCTGAAGAATCGCCATAGTATTTCTGCAAGACACTGTTATTCTTAATGACATTCCCGTAAAGACGATTTAACGAGTCGAGGTTATAGTTTGTCGAATCCTTGAGAATTGGACGGAGGTGAAGCGGAGCCACGGGCAGATAATCCATCATCAGGTCGGACGGATTCATGCCGTTTGTTTCAAGCGCTTTTAAAGCCTTTAATTTTTTGTAGTAGAAGTCAATATCTTTGTCTTTGACTTCTTTGAGCTGTTTTTCTGTTTCCCTAATCTCTTTTTTCAAATCGACTTGGTCAAGCATGTGCTGCAGAGCGTCTCCGCCAGCTTTCCAAATGATGCCGTGATCCGGAACATTATTTGACCGCATCATGTCTTCCAATTTTGAAGCATTGATAATCTGACCGGGCTGTAAGCCCAGAATTTTCATGTTGTTGTTGACCATTGCAATCATCTGATTGCGGTCAGGCCCATTAAATCCTGTGCTGTTGTAGGTTTTGGGGTCAACAATGACAACAGATTTACCGCCCATGACTTCTTTTAAGCTTTCGCGTTTTGCGCCAGTTAAAATAACATAGGGGTTTGCTGTCGAGGATTCAAAGAGGAGCGGATTCGGCATCGGGACTGCGAGCTTAATGTAGCCCCATTTTTTACGGGCTTCCTCGCTGTTCATCTCGCCAAAAATTTTCGGATCGGCAAGACCGCCAGGAATATACTTGTCCTCGCCAGTTGCCTTGGATTTGAATACGACGTCCTTTGTGACTTCGTTGTGTTTACCGATCATCTTGACCATATCAACGGATTTGATCGGAGAGATTGTTAAGCTGTCAAAAGCAGAGTCAAAGGACTTAGCCTCCCTGCCACCATTGACCGGTTGCAAATTTAATCCCATTGATTTCATAATGTCTGCAGTGTATTGCAGGGATTCCGGGGTGGCAGAGAAATCGAGTCCATCCAGCTTGCCTGTGACAAGCGCATTAAAAATGGCAACGCGCTGCATGCTGTCTTTGCCGCCATCAGCCTTTATTGTTGCAGATTCAAGGATGTTATAGACGGCTCCATGACCTTGCAATGCGCGCATTTCCATTTCACCAATGGACTGCGGGTTGTGTTTTTCACCAGCCTGAGTGCCAACACGCTTTGATGGCATGTATGTTGCTCTGGACGGCGCAGGGTTCTCAAGATTTGAACGAGCCTGAATTTTATCGTCGACCTTGTGTTTTAAGCGCAAGATATACATATTCCCGACTGTGACAGGATTTTCAACGGGGATTTCTTTAATCGAGCCATCAGCTTGCTTCTCACGAAGTTTGATAGCCATCTTGCCGTCTGGTAGACCTATTTCTTTGAGTCCGTCTTCAACTTTTTTAACATTGTTTGCATCGAAGTTGTTGACAACGATGGGTTGTCCTGTCTTTTCCGCAACAAGACCCGCCCCAACTTCCAGAAGCTGGCCGACATTCTTACGGGATGGGACAGCCAACGGAGAGAAAATCAGATCGAGGGGACGATTGTCTTGTGCGATCGGCATTTCGTCGTCATCAAGAATTTTTGTGATTGTACCCTTATTACCATGTTTCCCCGATACTTTATCGCCGACTTTTAACGGTTTAGAAGTTAAAATGGAAAAGATGACTCGTTTGCCCATATTAGGTTCCGGGCTGTTGACGATTGTGACGCGTTTGATATCACCCTCAACGTATGAGGTTTTTTCAATACGTTCAACAACCATTCGTGAACGATCGGCAGAAAGGTTTAAGCGGTCAAACAAGGATGAACCGCCTTGGATAGGCTTCATATAGGCAACCATCGGGTCGCCGGCCTTAACATGTGTGCCAACTTTAGCCACACCATACTCATCGAGGCGTCCGAGAAGATTGCGGTCGATGGTTTCCATCTCAAGACGCTTCTTGATCGGTTTCCATTCTCCACCGTTGGCATCGATCGGGATATCAACCTCGTAATCGGTCATTTCTTCCGACTGCATTTTCTGGGCAAAAGAACGGCTAATGACAACGCCGTCTTCGTAGTTGTAACCCTTATAAGGCAGATAGCCAATTCGAGCATTGACGCCCAAGGCCAACTTACCATCTTTTGTTTGCCAGCCTTCTGCAATCATTTGACCTTTTTTGACATTCTGACCTATGGACACTTTGAGGTCATTATTGATAAAGCTTTTTTGGAGCGGATAATAATCAAAGTATGTTTGTTCGTGATCCTGGCCGTTGACATCTGTGATGATGATTTTGCCGCCGCTTGCAGACTTGACTGTGCCATCAACTGCGGCGTAAACAGGTTTTCCGTACTCTTCACCCATCACTTCTTCATAAGTCTTGCCGGACCCATGCATGGCTGTGGATACAAGCGGGACTTCCCGGTTTTTTAACAGAATAGCCTGGCGCTGCATGTTTGTTCCCATCAAAGCACGAGAGCCGTCGTCATGATTAACAAACGGGATCATGTTTGCTGTGATATTAAACAAGTTCTGCGGAGCACGGTCAACATACTGGATGTCGGAGACATTCAGTTCGACTGTTTTGCCTTGGTATCTGCCCGGGACACTAGCTTTATTAAAGCTGATCTGATTACCGACACGACGGATGTATCGTGTATCGTAATAAGCAATTTTACTGTTGTATTCATCAGTCGGAGACAGCTCAACCACGTTTTCATCAGAATCTATTGCCTTTCCATTTTCAAAGCGAAGATGTGGTGCATAAATTGTTCCATTGCGCACGATGGCTGATTGCGACAAATGCTCTACAAGGCCTATCTTGCCACTCTCAGGCGTTTCAATAGGGTCAATACGGTTTATACCCATGCCCTTCAAATTACGGGCTCTCTGCTCGTTTCTAGCTGCATCAGCACCTATCCCGCCAGGTCCTTGTTGAGTAATTTTTCGGGTGATCGCAGCAACCGAAAGCGGGTTTGTCTGATCGTCGACCAAAACCATCTCGCTTTGAGAAAAGAAATTATCGATATCTTTGCCGGTCTTGCGCAGTAATTGTCTGAAGTCTGCGATTGGCGGTGCATTAACTCTGCTGGTTTCAAGGATTGAAGCGGCTTTTGTTTTAAAATCATTGAATTCCTTGCGAACAAGCTCAAGAACAAGCCCGTTATCATCAAGAACTTCTTTGAAGCGCAGATCTTCTTTATCATCCTCTTCCGCTTCGGATCTTGCCACGGCAAAGGTCTTTTCAACGCTTTTTAAGAGTGCAGTTTTATCAAGGACAGGGGCACTGATGCCAAGTGTTTCAGTTGCGGCACCATTCTTCCCAAAATTGGCTCTTTCTGATATGTATTTGAAAACATCGTCACGGGTTCTGTTCTCTGATTCTGTAGATTCTTTGTTATAAAAAGCCCGGTAAATATCAAATATTGTTTTTCCCTTGCTTTTTTGGCGCACTAAAATATCGGCAACTGTGTCATTACCAATGGCGCGGATAATTTCTTGATCCGAAAAGCCAAAAGCCCTCAGAAAATCTGTGCCTTGAAATTCGTACTTCTTTTCACGTTCAATAGTTATATTAAAGGTGAGGTCTGTAGGATTGAAGACCATGCTGATCTGAGGCATGTAAGCCCCAGAGTGATCAAACATCATCTGCGTTTTAATGTTTGAATGATCGATTGAGCGTGTTGTGTAAACCCCGGGGCGCAAGCGCATCTGGTTCAGAACATTCTTTTCAGTGCCTTTAATCAGATATGTGTTGCGTTCAGTTAAATAATAAAATGGGAAGATGTTAATTTGAGGAGTTTGAGCCAGAACTTCTCCAGAATTGCTGATGAGCGTAACTTTACCACGAATATACCCTTTGAGATCACCCTCTCCGGAATACTTCATCTGCATCTGTTCGCCAATATCATAGAGAGCCGAAGGCTCTGCTGTGGCCTTGAGGTCTCTAATATCTATAGAATAATTCTTTCCGCGAATCGGAAGATTATCTTGGATGTAGGCGATAATTTTATTTTGAAGCTCAAGCGTCTTTGTGTGCATTTAAAAAATGCCTCCTTCACCTTCGTCGTAAACATCTTCCTCATATTGAAGATGGAGTAGAATAATCCCATCTTTGGCACAAAGATGGCGCTCGTTAATAAGGATCCTGACATCTTCCCTGTTAATTAGGTCTGTCGCTTCCTCATCTTGAACGGGTAAAACGAATGTCTTGATTCTCATCTTTTTCATAAATTTATTTTATCCTATTTTACGACTTGAGGCTATCTCGGCGTGGGGGTAATTTTTCAGGCATTGGACGCATGTCCGTCTTTGTTCCGGAACCGCTATTTTGAGCCAATATTTCACTTATCTTGGCCTGATATGATTTTGGAAGAGTTGCAATAACTTTCTGTTGGTCTTCCGGTTTTAATGCCTGTAAATTATGGACTAGACGCATCAGCGATTGGTCCGGTGCGCTTTGCTGAGCGGCCTCCGCAGGCTGAACAGCAGGCTGCTCGACCTGCTGTTCAGGAACTGGCTGTTGCTCTTGGACCGGCTGTTGTTCCTGAACTTGCTGCATCTCCTGCTGAGGCATCATTTTTTGGCGTAGCTGTTCAAGTTTTATTTGCTGTTCAAGTTGTTTTTGCTGGATCTTGAACTGGGCGTCGAGTTGTTTGAGCTGAAGCTCTGCATCTTCATTAATTTTGTCTTCAGCTTCTTTTTTCAACATCGCCTTGATGCGGTCAGGGTCCATACCAAGAACTTTCCACATGTAGTTATCCGGTACTTTACCTGTGCGGTTCAGTTCGATGATGAGGTTCTTTTGCTGAACGTCGTCCTGCATTTTCAAGTCAACCATCTTGACTTGAACCATCAGCGCGTCATCTTTACCATTCATCCATTCGCCACGGGCTTTAGCCATGTTTCTGATGATAAAGTTCTGCATGAAGTCTTTCATCAGTAACCGGTATGTGATGAATTGATTTTCAAGAATCTTTAAGGCGATGGATGAGCTAGAATAGCTGACGCCGCCAAAGATAAATTCGCGGGGGACATTCATACCGGCCAAAATTTCATTTTGGACTTGTTCTATTTCTGGTGTGACTAAGAGCTGTCGACCTTCGCCGCCAACATTGATAACACCAACCGGGACGGGCGAAACAACCTTGTGGTTAGGGTCTCTAACTGTGCGCATCAATTCAGAAGCAAAAGATGTTGCAACGTTGTTCCAGTCAGCAATCGGGTTGTAAGAGTCTGTTTTTTGAATGTAGTAAACACGCATCGGAACGATGTGCTCTCTGGCAATCGCTTCCTGAGCTTGGCGCAAAACATTCCGATACATCAGAAGTTTCATAACATTGGCAATAACAGGTGTTCCCCAAATTGAATTATCACCAAAGGAGTCTGTCGGACGAGCGAAGTGATAGATGTTTTTAGGGTTTAAGACTATCGCTTTGTTGTCACGGACAGCCTCCCTCATCACAGCAGGGATTTTATTGTATTCGTCGATCGGCTTTTTGGTTTTGATAATGTTGATAATACGGCCAGGAACTTTCCACTTGAACACTTTTTCTTGTGTTACAGGGTTATAGTCAATAATGATACGGTCAGGGTCAAGCCTAACCATGTTTTGCCATTCAACTTCGTTAGTGTTCGGGTTTGTCCACATTTCGCCAAAGATAAAAGCATTCCCATAAAGGAAGTAGTCAATACCGATACCCACTAAGAGATTATAGATTTTAAGGTTCTCAAAAAATACACGCTTATATGTTTTGAGCGCTGGAGATTCCTCGTTACTGTCTGAGTTTTCTTTATCTTCGATATACAGTTCTGTAATAGGAAATGCAGAAAGCGCGTTGATTGCGCCTGCAATAATCGGATCAAAAGTGTAGAAATATTTGCACCAACGAAATATTTCGGACGTTGTTTTGGGGATTTGAGTATCAGAAAGCGTCAAGAACGCAGATGGGTAAGGCTCTTGTGCTTGGACATTAAAGCTGGCTGTCTTTAAGATGGCATCTTCTTTTTCCGATTTCAAGATTGCCATCTTATCCTTATCAAAAGGTGCGCTGTTTTCAGCATTTATTGTTTGAAAAATGATTTCCGAGACAGAGTCTCCCATCCCAAATTTTTCATCCATTTATCGATTCCTCCACTAAAGAAAGTCCGTATATGTCCAGTTGGGCGTCCATCATTCGCATGTGGCTTGCCATGTAGTCATCGACTTCTATGTTCTGCAATACTTGAGATTTTATCACACTTAGCAGTGAAGGATCTCCTTCGGATGAAATAATTGTCGCAAGAAGCATTTTATCATCCAAGTTGTATTCGCCGCTCTCCCTGATACTCAACAGTACTTCTTCGGTCAGCAGCTGAAGTATTTCATTTTGAGCGATAATCCTTGCTTGCTCTGATAAATCCTCAATTCCGCTTGTCGAAGTTTCGTTGTTTGCATCGAGGAGGTACTTATTGAGCTGTTTATAAAAATCTTCATGTAACGGAGATTTGATTGAGTTCTTGTTTGGGAGGAAGAACACACAGTTATTCTGCTGCAATAAGTTGACGATGTAAGTGAATACCTCTTGGCTGAAGTTGTCATATGTATCATCATCTGGAGTTACAAGATCGAACGCTTCAAGACCAAAGGCTATTTCCGGTAATCCAATATCAGACGACTCCTCTGCAAACCAGTTAATCGGGAGATTGTTGAAGCTCCGTATAACCTTTTCAAATGCATGAGGCACTTCATAAGGGGTAAGGCTAGAGTTACAGGTACGGATTGACATGATCTTATTAAGGACGGCATCAGAGAGGCCATCAGCAACACCAAAATCGTTTTCGATCATCTTGATTAGTGGAACTGGTTCAAAAGTGAGCCATTCCTGGGTGTATTTTTTATTAAGTAAGAGCAGGTATATGACCGGGTTAACGGCATTCATTGTAAACAGAACGGATGGGTCAAGTACAAGCTCTTCCATTTCCTGTTGTTCTGTTGCAACAGCCTGTTCGGCCTTTTTCTCAATGTTTAAAAATTGGTTTCCTTCACGGACTTCTTTTTCGAACCATTTTCTAAAGTATCTGCTGTCTTGTTTTTTGAACAAATCAAACTCATCAGGGGTCATCTCACTACTGTGGAAAGTCATGATAACTTTATTATCAACGACAAACAGAACGCGGTCCGGGAAGTAAGCGACTTTTAATCTTCCTAAAATATATCCGGGGGTGAGGTATTTTGCATCGCTAAATGACGCATACTTCTCTCCGTATGATAAAAAGTCGTATTTTGCTTCAACGTCAAGATAATCAGTGAACGGACGATCGAGATCAACCACCAAAGTTATATCTTCGTCATTTGCCATTTTTAAGAAAAACTCGGCTGATTTTTCAGCAATTTCCGGGTTGCTTTCGTACTGAAGCTTTGCAGCTGCAGTCTTTTCAATTGTTGAGAAGGGACCGCTCTTTTTGTTCTTAAAGTGTTTGCTGAAGAGATAGTTTGCAAAATGCTGTTCAACCATCTGAACATCAGACTTAATTTTATTGATCAGAATATTCTTAAAATATTCACCGTCTTTATTCATCCAGGCAAGACGCATCGCAGGAGACATATCGCTATCGACAGAGATTGTATCGATAACAACGTCTTTCTTGTTATCCTTTACACTGTAAACAACGGATACGGGCGTAAACGTGACGGTTAAATTTTTGATAATATTTTCAACTTGGGAGTAATACCCCTTGTCTGCAAGGGATGGGGCTTGCTTTCCTTTTGGCAGACTTGAAATGATCAAGTCTTGCTTTTCCTTATGCTTTGCCACCGCAGAAGCTATCCCTGCGCCAGTAAGAGCACTAATAATGCTCCCCGGGGTGATAATCACAGTCGCTCCGTTTGGAGCGTGAGAATTTTCATCCTGTGGTCCATGCAAAACTTCGTCAAAAATGTCGTATTTAGATATCTTTTCCATATAAATAAGGCGAGGGTTTTATCCCTCGCCGTTACCCCCGTAAGATTTATTATTTTTCGTACTTCTTGTCTTCGGCGAGTTCTTTTTTATCTTCAACTTGTTCTTCGGCCTGAGTATCTTCAGTACCGCGCTTCTTGCCCCAAAAAGCAAGAAATCCCGGATGGTTCTTAATTTTGGCTTCATTGTCTTTCATAGAGATAGCCTCCTTCTCATTCTTTCTTGATTATAATATAGCTTTGGTCTAAAAGTCTATGCGTTTTCCTCGGAGTTGTGCGGTTTGTATTTTTTAAGCAGCATCTTCTTTTTGTATTCTGGCTGTCTGGTTGGAATTGTTTCACCACGACCCCGAATGTTTTTGCCAAGAGCGAGCGTTAAGGCCGCAGCGGGAATGACTGTTCCAAGGGCATAAGCCATACTCTTTGGACTATTCTTGGCGGTGTCTTTGAAAAAATCTCCCCACGGCTTAGGGTCGTACTCAGCAGCTTCTTTATTGATTCTCTTCTTTAACTGACGAGTTTTGAAGCGAACTTCGTCTGCAATATCCTGATTTGAAGGGCGGATAGGTTCCATACCGCCTTTAAGGTTGCGGTTAATCAGATAGCCTGCTCCGAGAACTGCAAGTGTTCCCGGGAGAGCAGCAATACCTTTCTGAAGGCCGGCCTGCCCTGCACGACCAATGTCAGCCATATATTGTTTTGTTTGGGCGGACATTGCTGCTTCCTTTTCCACGACCATATCGTCGAGACTTTCAAAAGCTGTTTTATTGCCGAGCATCTGGTCGTACGGGTTTGTTCCGTAACGCCATTCATTTTGAGCTTTTTGTAATCCGTCTTTTGCTGTGCCGTAAACACTTAGTGCTGTTTGAACTTTTCCAAGTGTTCCTAACGCCTGTCCAGCACCGGATCCCATCTTACCAGCGATATTGCTAACACCAGGTAATGCCATAACATCAACTCCTTTTTAAGAAATGAAGGCATTCTTATGCCAAGAATGCCTTCATATCACGTCTTTATTTAATGAAGATTATTCGAGGCCGTATCCGAGTTCATTGAGAGCGAGCTCGGCTGCTTCGATATACATTTGAGCTTCTTCAAAAGCTTCCGCCGCTGCCTGCTTGATGATTTCAGCTTCGTCGATCATTTCAGCCGCTTTCTGAGCGATCTCTTTGTCAGACGGCTTATTTTTCATTTTCTTTAATCCATAAGCAGCACCACCGATGGCGGCGGCTGTTCCGAGAGCAGCAGCAGCTGTGCCAACCGGATGTTTTTTGATCATGTCTTTGGCTTCCATACCGCCAAGGTGAGCTTGGACTCTGGCATTTCCGGCCATTTGCTTAATCTTGTCTCCAGCATACATCCCTTTAAGAGCGATGGTTTCGCCAAGATCTTTAAGAGTTCCTTTGATGCTGGCTTCCTTGTTCATCTCTTCAACGAGATATTCATAATATTCAGCCGCTTTTTCGAGAGCAATATCTTCAATAGAGGCTTCTTTTTCGGCTTCTGCGCGATTATCGCGTTTTGCTTTTAATTTATCAGCCATCTCAAGACCTAAAAGGCGTGCCTGCAGCAAGGCTTTCGGATCATCTGCGTAGCGTTTTTCTGTAGCCTTATCATCCTTAATAGCTTTGTGTACAGAAGCTCCTGCTAAGCCTGTATTAAGGCCTAACATTGCGCCAAGTTTTGCCGCGTCGGCCGTATTACCGCTTTTTTTACCAACCAGAGCGCCTAATGCAGCCCCAGTCAAAGCTCCGGTTCCGCCGTAAACACCTGACCTCTTTAAAACTGTACCTGCTGTATCGAACCCCTTGTAACGGTTACGGGGTATGACTGAGTTCGGGTTTTCTTCTTCAACCACTTTGGCTTCTTTTTCGATCACTCCGCCCACAATTTCTTCAGCGAGCTTTGTTGTGAATTCATCGTATTCATTATAGTTCATGAATGAAGTCCTCCTTAAAATTAGGGCGATTACAAAATTATTGTATAATATTTGACTTTAAAACTCAAGTTATACAAGAGTTCCTTCCAGTATTTCGGTGACCATTACAGACAATCTTAGATCCGCTGTAATTTCGGCAGCAGTCTTTCCAAGTGATTCGTAATAAGACTGTCTTGCCGCGTCTCGCTTTTTCTTTTCATCCATCTTCTTTTTAAGATAGACTCCGCCAGCAGTTGCAGCAGCTAATCCTGCTACTGTGCCGGCTCTGGCTCCGAGCGTCTTTAATCCCTCGTTGCGGAGGTTTATTTTTGCCACTTCTTGAGCTTTGGTTAGATTCTCAATATTTTTTGTTGTCTTACCAACCTGTGAGGCTTTAAGTGCGTTGATCTTTGCATCAGCCAATGGCTTTAATCCAATATTTTTCCATGTCTTAGGGTTGACGGTTGTCGGGTAGCTGATTTTGGCCTGGTTATGCAGTGCGGCAGCCCCTTCTGAAATATTCTTCAAGGACTGCTGTGCAGCTTTTATTTTATCGCTATTTACGTTGATTTCTTTTTGGATTGGAGCAATATTTTTCCCCAATATCAAATCGAAATATTTAGATTTTGCCACGGTTTATCACCTCGCCATTTTTAATTCAACGTGAGCAAGGCTTTCTTTTGCAGATTCAACAGCAGCAAGGCTGTTATTGATTTCGCTGGCTAACTTCACCATGTCTTCAACGGAAGCCAGATATTTCCCGGCAGGAGTTTCAACTTTCGGGAAATCTTTAAATTTGCCGTCACCAGCTTGCTTTAAGAATCCTTTTTTGCCGAGAGAATACTGTTTTTCATGTTCCGATGTATCAACATTATCAAGTCGCAATTCATAAGAATCGTAGAGGGCATTATCTTCCTTCATCGATGCTATTTTTTCGTTTATGGCAATCTTAACAACCTGTTGTTTATCGATTTTAAGACCGCTCTCTTTGCAGGCGTGCTTATAAATTTCTTCTGTGTTTGCAAACAGGCGGTCAACAGCGATTAGCGCATCGGCAAAGTCATAAACGGACGCATTAAATTTTGCAACCTTTTCTTCAAGGTCCATTTTCTTTTCGCTGTACTTATTAAATAATTCGCGGGCAACAACTTCTGAAGCCGTAACTTCTTTCTCCAAACTAAGCCCGATCATGTCGTATGGAGAATAATTAAAAGAATTCAGTTCTGCGCTGCTGTCATCTTCAAAGCTTGCGTTCTTCTCTAATGAAGTGCTGACGGCGGACGCTGTAACAGGCTTACCTTCCATAATCGACTTGATTGTCTGAAGGTTAGCAATCGGGAAGTGAACTTCGCGATCAATGTTACTCTGATACTGGGCATGTTTATACAAAAAGACGTGATTATTAGCTTCTTCGATTACGCGGTGAATTTGGTTGTCATTAAGGTTTTCGTCTGACGCAATTTTTGCGATAGTCTGATTCATATCAATGTTGTTTCTCAAAAAGCTATTAACAACCTTTTCTTTGTATGATGCCAATTTTTGAACAAACTGGCCTCCGACATCAAAAGTGTTACTTTTTGTATCAACGAAGCCAGGGTTATGTGTTAAAAAGTCCAGAAAAGTAGACATAGGCTGGCATCATCCTTTCTATTAAAGCTCTTAACAAAATTATAAGGTTTTGTCAATCAAAACGCAAGAAACTATATGTTTGCACCATATGCAGAGGCAAATTCAATATTTCCTGAGATAAAGTTTGACGAAAGTTGCGAAGCAAGATAGCAATAAACTCCAGCGTGCATGCCATCATCAGGCATACCTTCCGGGTGCGTGAACATCAGTTCTTCCGACCTGCCGCTCTGGGCTTTTCGGTATTCTGACATCTCAGCCAAGTGGTGATCAAAAAGCCATGTAAATTCCGATTTGCTGTTTCCCGGCCACTCGATCTGCATATTCTGAATGGCGGAAACATAGTTTGCGATGACCGCAGTTCGGTTAACTGTCCATGTCCCTTTTGCCGGATCCCACTTAGTTTGCTGTTTTTGGTTAAAAGAATAGTAACAAGCGGCGACTCTGCGACCAAACATCTTTTGGAGCTTTTTGTATTGCTGATAGCCAAAGCCCCAGTCAACAATCGCATAAGTTATTTTGTAAAGAGTCATCATATTCGCGATATCTCTTAATTGGTATTCGGGGTCGAGTTCTTGTCCTACGGCGTATCGCTTTGTAAATATCATCTGGAATTTACCGTCGTAGTTATACCCTCCTATGTAGACGACAGTGTACGACCCGTCACCAGTGCCCCAGTCAACGCCCATGTAGATCTTGGCGTTCGAAAACTCTCCCTCTGCTCGTGGCAACATGCGTTTTGCGTTTGCTGAAATTGCACCGAGCATTAAAGGCGTGAAGGGTTTTGCTGCATTTTCATAGCTTCGCCCAAGGACTTCGTTGTGGAATTTATCTGGGGCGTAATTTGTGTATTTATCCCAAATTTCGTCAGCCGTTATCCACGGGACCATTAACTGTGAAATTCTGAAGCCGATCATCTTTTTGTCTGGCTGGAGAGCATGCCAGAATCCGTTAATAATGACGTTTTTATTGAGCTCCTGCTTGCACTTTTGACAGACAAACTTTGTTGGCTCAAGATTGTTAATGTCCATGATTTGATAAGTATTGCAGTGTGAGCATTTAACAACCCATTCGTTCTGCGATGATCTATCCCAATATTGCTGAATGGTGTTGCTGAAAGTTTTGGGCGTCCCGGTCAAACCAGTAATTCGCATATTGGCGCCGGCCTCCATGGCGTGCGCCTGTGTTTCTTTAATAACAGGGATTGCATCGATGTGGATATCCTGCAACTCGTCAATAAAGATTCCGTTAGCGGTAAGACCACGGATATTATCACCCGTTTCAAAGCAGTGCCTGAAATAGTTTGATGAGCCGTTTGCAAACTCTTTAAAAAAGACTGCGTTGGATAAATGCGGGTTCATGAAGTTGTTTTTAACAACATCGTTTTGGCTAAACTCATAGAGTTTGCCGATTCTATCTCGTGAAAAGACTTTGACCTGCTCGTTTGTTGGCGCAACATATAAAGCCTTAAAATAGGGAATTAACAGCGTATAATTTGCAATATGCGTTGATTCAGTTGTTGATTTTTCAACCTGACGGCCCGACATGATCATGTATTCAGAGGTGTCACTGTCATAAATAGATTTTAAGTAATGTCTGTTTGTAAGTCTGAATGGTTTACCGTCAAGCAGATATGTACTTTCAGCAAATACAGACGGTAGCACCCTAACTAAGGAAGATTCCATGTCATCACCTTCTAAAAAAAATGCCGCTTTCGCCATGTTGAAAGCGGCATTTTCTCTACACTTCTGGGTTTATTATTCTTCGGTTTCGGATTCGCTTTCAACCAGTTCATACCCACATTCGTCGATAGCCTGGTAGGCGATTTTTTCCTGCTCTTCCGCAGCACCGAAATATTCTTCGGCAGCTTCTTTGATAGCAGACTGCTCGTTGTAGAATTCGGCTAATTTGTTGGCGATAGCCTCAACCTTATCCTCTTCGGAAGCTTCTTTTGCAAACGGTTCGCTCTCGATGGCTGCGACAGCCTGATCTAAAAGTTCGCTTGCAATTTTGGCAATCATTTCATCTCGTTCCATATATAAACCCCTTTCAAAAAACACTCATTTGTAGTTTTATATTAACTGATTGGTCCTTAAAAAACAAGTTATGCCAGTTTTTGAGGCTCTATCTTGTAAAGAATAATCCCTGGGAAAAACTGAACAATCTTTATTTCTCCGGAGTTTTTCTTAATTAAAAGATAGTCTTTCTTCTGGGTTTTATGATCTCCGGCAAAGTCATAAGTTGTGCCGACGCTGATAAGTTTGCCAACGATTTCATCAACTTGAATTGGTTTTGTTGTGTCGAGAATAACAACTTCCTCACCGATCATATTTCTGTACCGGTCAATAAATGGCACAAGTCGGGAGTCAATCAGGCTGTCTCTCATTTCTTCAAGTATGGATTCCAGCCTGTTCATTCTTGAAAAAAAGTTTTTAAGCGTCTTTATCATTTCGTCCACCGTTCATCTTTCGTTTGATGACTTTAGTATAATACACTTTTTTTATGGCAACAACAGTGAAAATGTATTATAATCTCAACAGAAAGAGGTGACATTATGGACAATACAAACACTCAAGACAATGGTGGTGCAAAACTCGTTGAGGATATGGCAAAAATTATCTTCAACCAATACAAGGAATACCAGGCTAAAGGTGATTACTTTGTCACGAACCGCGGTGTCCCGATGAGTTTTGCAAAGATCTTCAAAGATGCCTCTGCGGCTTATGCAGAAAATGTGTTTTTATGCGAACGCTTCTTTAAAGGAGAAGGATGTAAAGATTCTACGCGCTCTTTCTATGACGCAACTGACGAACAGCAGGAACTATATAATGAATTCGTTGAGTTTGCCAATAATGAGCAAATCAAAGATCAGATGGATCCGGAATCCTATCAGGCAATGATTCAAGATTATACTGCCAAGCTTGAAGCTGCCGCCCCTGTTCTAAAAGATATTCCGGTCAAGATTTATGTCATGGACGGGGATCAGGAAATCGTTGTACACAGCTTAAATGAAGCGACTGATCAGGCTTTCGATATTTTAAGCATCAGAACAGCCTCGATGATCATCAGTATGTTCCACACCATGAACTTTTTTATGGATTCTCAATACAAGGTGGATATGATGCCTGTCGAGTATCCAAACTATATCGACATCGTAGCACAGATTACTGTGGCATAAAGAAGGGAGCGGTTATTCACCGCTCCCTTCTTCTTTCTCTTCATAACTCATTCCGAGTTTATCAACACCCATAATTTCATTCACGTTAAAAGTTCCGATTGGGTCGTCTCCGGCATCAACCAAAGCCGTGTTGGCGCGCTCGAGCTGCTCATTTGCAATTTCATCAAGCCTACGCTTATAAAGTTCCATCATCACGCCTTGCGAGCTTCTGTCTGTTGTATTCGCCGCATTGGCCTTAATTTCAATCAGACGGTTGTAAGCAAGTTCCATGATTTTTGCTGTCTTAAGGAGCGGGTCAACGACATCTCTGTCTGATGCCTGGTCAAGCTGTTGGAATCTGCGGCTTGCCCTAACCATCATGTCCATAAACATCGATTCATGGTCTGTTGTTTCAACAACTGCCTGTTTGTGTGTAAATTCCGAGTGGATACGGTTTAAGGTTTTGATGTTGTCATCAAGATCGCTGATACGCTGTTCATTTTGACGGATCGTTGCAATACGGTTGCCGATCGAATCATCTTCGCCATCATTGACATCAGTGCCTTGTCTGATCCCTTTGCTTTTGATGACATTCTGCAGAGATTCTCTTTCAAGTTCAAGTGCCTCAATCTTTTCTTCGATTGACTGAGCCTGGACATTAAAGAAGTAACGTTTATAAACATGGATATCGTGATCTTTAATGCCTTTCATTTCAAGTGTTTCAACACAATACTTTGCAATACGGCTGTTTGGGACATTTTCCAAAATCAGCTTATCGATCAAGTACCGCTTCGGAGAAAGGATAATCTTTTCAGGCGCCACGCCAAATCCGGTTGAATCAAGGATTTGTTTCCCCGTCGCATCTACCGGCATATTTTTTGTGCTATTCTTGTGAGCCCTGTAGATTTCGGGAATCCACAGCCGGTCAACTTCAACTTCCTTAACAAAACGACAAAAATCAGCCTGCATATCAAGGTTAGGCTGAACATCAAGCCGATAATTCAAAAGTGATTTAGAAAATGTTGTGCGGCCGCCTTTTCTTAAGAGTTTATTTTTATAATCAGCGTACAAAGGTGCTAAGTTGTGTTTTTTAACGAGCGGGTCGATGACAGTCAGGTAATAAGCGCTTAGGTATTGTGTATGCGGAGATGAGAGTCCTAAGTTTTGCAAGTTTTGCATAATATAAGTTGGACTGTAGCGTTTGGTGAGAAGGTAGCGAATAAATCGAACGTGTGGTTTATTTTCGATCGCCTTGACCGTCTGAATGACTGTCTTGTCAATTTTTGTGTAATCTATCGGCTTTCTTGGTTCAAAGCCATCTTCATAAGCGTTCACAGAAGTCTCTCCTTATGCTTCCTTGATGGTCCCAAAATTAACATTACCCATGATTGGCTTTTCACCGGGCTGTTTAATCACCATGCCTGGAGTGTTTAAAAGCAATGCGGAATCTGCTGCAATCTCAAAGTTGACTCTTTTGAGCACAATGTCCTGCACAAGCTTTCTCTTCCTTGGTAAAATTTCTTTTAATTCTGGAACGACGAGCGTTGTCTTGGTTGGTGTAAAGCTGTTGTCTCCAAAGACTTTGTCTGCCAGTTCTTCGACATTAAGGCCTGGATTTTCAGACACAGATGTAACAAATCTTTTGATGGTTTCAGATAATATCATGTTTTTCCACCTCACGCTTATTATGAAATATTTCTAAAATCCCGTCAATACGGACGTTTCTCGTATAAGAAATGTGATAGGTGACACGACTTTTTGTTTCTGACATGAAAAATTTTGTTCATGTCACTCTCATGTCACTCAAGAATCCTACAGCGCCAGCGGTTTTGAGGTTTTCTGACACGAAGACACGAAAATGCGCACATATATAGGGGGGTGTAAAAAAATTTTTGCTGGGTCAGTAGGGGGAGCACAGGTAATTGAAGAAGGGGAAAATCCTAAGCTCCTATATATATCTTGGTGCCATCTTATGTCACTATTATATATATATTATATAAATATATATATAATATAAGGGTTTTATGTCTTGAAAGAGTGACATGAAGGTGACATGAACTCCAAAAAAGTGACATGAAGGCCAAAAAAAGTGACATGAAAGCCTTAAAAAGTGACATGAACAATTTTGTAACACAAAGTCTCTGTGATTAGTTCCAAGACAAACAGTGCCTCACCTTAGTTATTATTATATATCGTACGGAGGAGAAATGGGAATTAATAGAATCAAGCTGTCACCGCAGAACATCCGTTCGATCAAAGGATTTTTAAAACGAGCAAGTCACCACATGATCTATTTTGCCATCAGTGAACTCAAGGTCTGGTTTTACCACCGCTTTATGCACGACCATCAACAACGCTACGAAGCGGTCGACGAGAACCGATTCAAAAGGCTCTGGCCTTGAAAAACAATGGGGGTCGCAAGGCCCCCATCTTCATTTATATTTTTTCATCAGATCGTATATTTTTTGGTTTTGGACAGCTTTGTTCTGTGCGATCTCGTAAACAAACTCGTCAGGCGTCTTGATCTTCGATTTGAATATCCCCAAGGTCTTCGGCATCGTCGAGATGTACCGATTAACCTCGACATTCCGGTCTGGTCTGCCCTTAAGTCCTCCGGAACGAATACCGCGAGCTTCCATCTGATTCATGCGTTCGGGGTTAAAATGGGGATCCAAGACACCCTCCCAGGTCGTATCGCCTAAAGACAATCCTTCACCGCCCGCCGGGGAAACAACGATGGCACGCTTCCTACGCTTCTTAAATGCCTCTACATCCGCTTGGCGGGACTCTTCCGTAATTCCGGGCACACCCTTGCCCAAAAAGTGTCCTGAGGGGATATTACGCTGTTTGAGACCCGTTCCAACAATGTCGGCTCCGCCACGGATAAGATTTGTCAGCACGATGCCCTGGCCTTCGGGATTGGTCTGGAGGTGTTTTTCCAGATCATCCAAGAGTCTCTTTGTTTTCGGCGAGTTCTTGGCTGAGTCCTCCAGTGACATGCCCGGGCTAAACGCGGAGACATCGTTCATCAGTTTTCTCGCCTCAGTCAGCTTGTTGTAAGCCGCAGCGGCCTCATCGTTTTTAATGGTTTCAAGGCGCTTGGTCTTGATCATCTTGGCGACGCTCTTATCGTCCTCCAAGAAGCGCCGATAGAGTTTGGATTGCTGATGTGAAAGCGGCACCTTAACAACATTGACGCGCTTCCCCGGCATATCCGCCAAAACCTGTGCCTCTTCGCTGGAAAGAAAGTCGATGTGTTTGTTGAGTTCCTTGCCAAGGCTCTTGGGATCCCTGAAACCTTTGATCGGAATGCGTGACGGATGAAGATCGCGATATTTGCGGGACGGATCACGGATAATCCATTTCTGGTCAAACTCGGCTTTGTTTTTGCCGAGGCTGTGCTGGCCATTTGTGGCAATATGGACCAGCGGCTGGAGGTCCGAGACGGAGTTGCTGACCAAAGATCCTGTGAGCCCGATGTGGTTTTTATAAAGGGGGCGGACACGCCTCAACGCTTCGGAGGTCGCAGTGCCTTCGTTTTTTGTTCGGTGTACTTCATCGAGAATAACGGTATCAGCGCCGGCAGCTTGAATGTAGTGCTCCGGATTTCTTCGGAACATCTCATAGGAGATGATGTTGTAATCCGCTTTGGGGTTAACATCGCCGGCATGGCCTGAACTGCGCTCTGCGCTGTTTCCGATCACGTTGTAAGTAGAGTTGGTAAACTTTCCAACACCGGAATCGCCGTAGTTTTTACGAAGGCCCGCAGGGACCACGACGAGCGCACGGCTGGCCTGGCCGGTTTCTTTCATCTTCTCGAACTTGGCAATCGAGGTTAAAGTTTTTCCTGAGCCGACGCCGTGGGCGACAACCATCGAAGTGTTCGGGTTATCTACGACGCGTTGTTGGTGGGGATAAAGCTTAATGTCAGAATTTAAAGCCGCAGCTTTTTCAAGGCTCTCTTTGGCCTCGCTGATTGTTTTTCTTTCAAGGCGTTTCCAACCCATAGATGATTTTTCACCATCCTTGCCGATATGCTTACGATAGGGATAAAAATACTTAATCTTGTCGTTTAAGAACTTGCCCTTCGAGGGGGCGTTTTGAAAGTCCTTAAAAACATAGCCGGGAACCTTACCATACCGATAGATGTCACCCGACTTAAACTCAACTTCGAGCTTTCTGCGAAGCGGCATATAACCAATAGATTTAATGTTGGAAGAGGATACGTCCTCTCGTTTCACCGCTCGTTTTTCAATCATTCTTCATACACCAACTTTGTCTTTTTGGCTTTTATTATCTTCTTTAGTATAACAAAAAAGACTTCCACATCAAAGCGAAAGCCTTTTTTGCTGGAGGGGAGGACGGAAAAAGTCAGAGCCTTTCGGAATTGGTCGGATCGTTGATGATGCCGATGGTAGCTAAAAGACCAAGGACGGCAGTGATGACTTCGTCGATGTAGCCAGCGTCAAGGCCCATCTGGTCAAGGGTACCGGTCAGTTTTAAGACAACGATAACCTGAGCTGCGACTGAAGCCCAAAGAACTTTTGATTTCCAACGATTCTGTTCCATAGAGGGTTCTCCTTTTCATAGGGGTAATGGAAGACAAAGGTCTGCACCGTCAGTTTAGCATAAACCGCTAAATTATGGAAGCGCAGGTGGTGTGTTGTCCACGATAAACTGGCGTTTTTCAATTCTTTTGGCGATGATTTCGGGCGGGATTTCCGTTCCGATTTCCATGCGCCTGATGTAGTAAAAGTCAGTATTGTTAAGATAAGCTTGAGCCTCGGCAAGTTGCCGGATCAATTCGTCCGTCATTTGGATCACCCTTCAGTGATTGTGACTTTCCGAGTTGTGAAGTCACAACCCCAGCTGTGCCGGCCAGTAGAAGTATAGTCTTTTTCAAAATACTTCTTTAAGATATCAGCCCAGGTTTTATTGTATTCAAAGTAATTTGCTTCGTAGCGAGAGACGATCAAATTATCCGTGACACCGGAGCGGATCAAATCGTTCATACCCTGATAGCCGTACCAGGCTTTTTCAAGACGTTTTGCGTCAGCATCATCAATAACGGCTGTTTCAATAACTTTTTTAATCATGTTTTCAAATCTCCCTTTTACAGATAAATAATAATGCCAATAAGTTCAAAGCTGAAAGTTGTTTTGATTCGGTCTGGAAAGTCAAATCCAATATACTCCCTGAACAGATTATTGTAAAGCAAGTTATATTCCATAAAGCTTTCAGTAAAGTGATCAAGGATTAAACGGAAACGAGATTCGTCAGGCTTTAAGGGTGAATCACTTGAAAACTGCGTCACCAAAAGCTGATAGCCTTGATACTCATACCAAAGCCGCTCCAGCTTAATTGCGTCTTCCTTCTTAACCGGGACAAACTTAATCTTGTCAGTCGTTAATCCTTGGACCTCTATATGTTCTGCCATCTGGTGTCTCCTTTGGTGATCATTTGGATGTCTTTTTCCGAGAGGTTGAGCGGATGGGTGTCTGACATTCCCTCTTTTTTGTAAACCTTGTTCCAGTAGTAGTAATTAACCAAAGACCTTGTCTTGTGCATCTCGCAAATGTATGTCGCTCGCTTGTTTGGTGTTTTAAATTCATCATAGTTATAGGCTGTACACCATGCACAACCTGACGCAACAGAACAGTTAAAACATTCATCCGTAGATTGTGAGCGGCGCGTGATATGGTTGATCTCCTGCAGAAATTTGTTTTCTGATTCCGGTTCAATACCTTTTTTAATATTGCCGATCTCCATCTCCGGCAGCGTCTTGTCAGCCAAGGAATATTTCATATAGCGAAGACACGGAAAGAGCCGTCCATCAGTCCCGATAGCAAGCATCTGACCATTCCCGCCACACCAGTTCTGATTCTCTGACGGAGAGATTGGCTTTCCGATTGTGTCATCAAAAAGAGAAAGAAATGACGTTTCGTAAAGCTTGTTGTCGACGATCCAATCTGCCAGTTCCATGAGTTGGTCGTAAAAAATAGGGGCATCACGATCAGGCTTCCAGACGTTTTCATAAACAACGTTGGCATGGAGATCGGTTAAACCTATACTGTGAAGGTGTTTGACCGCCTTGGATAGATAAGCAATATTTTCCGGAGCCAGTGTAATCTTGCTTGTTTTTGAACCGAAGATCGTTTGGGCTGTGGAAACAGCGTCCGAAACAACATCATAACTGCCGCGCCCGTCCGGGAAAATGCGACAAGCGTCATGCAAATCTTTATCCCCATCAATTGTGATCGTAAAGCTTAAACGGCCATAGTTTTTCTTAATGAAGGCTTGGACTTTGGGGGAGTTAAATAAAACACCGTTTGTCGTGATGTTAAACATGTGATACTTCATCCAGGGGTGATCTAAGATTGCAGCTTTATACCGGAAGTAATCACAAACGTAATCTATAAGATCAATCTGAAGAAGTGGTTCTCCGCCAATAAACTCGAGGATAACACAGGGCGTTTCCTTAGAATTGATGTAGCCTTCCATCTTGGAATCGTCAAGGATCATATCAATGGCTTCCTTGGCTGTTTCCTTGGTCATAAACTTGGTAAAGTCCTTGTCACATTGATAGCAATAAGTGCAGGCCAAATTGCAGGACTCCGTAACGACAAGAGTAATCGTTTTAACGGAAAGGTTACCACGGGCTTCTTCGGGAGTTTCTCGTTGTTTGCGATAAATTTCGGCCTCACGGTCTACTTCCGGGTACATCTTAGCAAAGAAATCTTGAAACTGAGAACGGTAATCTAGTCGTCTAATCAATTTACACCACCATCAACCAATTGTCTGTACTGTTTTGCCATTTTTTCTATGGAGAATAACTCCATCATACGCCTCTTTGTGGAAACTGCCAATTCCCTTTTCTGATTGTAAGACATCCGTTCAAATTTATCCGTAACATTTAGCAAAGATGAGTCTGCGATGTTAAAGAATAACGGATAATCCTCGCCCAAAATTTCAACAGCAGATGGTGTTTTGTTGGCAATAATCGGGATCATACGCTCACCGGCTTCTAAGAAGATCATGCCAAATGGCTCATAGATCGATGGTACAATCAAAGAACTGATCTGGCTGTAAAAGGAATTAAGTCGATCGCCCACGCACCAGCCAAGCGGGATGACTTTTGGGTTACCGTCAATCGACATGGACAGCATACTCATTAGACCGGGTGTATGGTTTTTTGTGGCAATCAAAAGCTTGCGATCAATTTGCCTAAAGTTTTTGCAAAGCTGAAAAATTCCTTTTCGCTCTTCCAAACGGCCTAAATAGCCGTAGGCGCATTCTTGCCTTTCTAAAAAGTCGAAACTTTCCGAAAAATATTGACCATTATAAATTACTTCGATAGATTTTGTAGTGGGCTTGTTTTTATTCATCTTGGTCAATAAATCTTTTTCATACTGACTGACACAGATGGAATTTGCATTATGCACTGTAAAAACAAGCTCGTAGTTGGCAGAGTATTCTGGGATACTGGCCTTAAAACCACTTTCCATGATTGGATTATTATGAAATACGACCCAAATCTTTTTCTTTATGGCGTTTTGCATATCATTTTCAAAGTACATGCGAAATAAAAAGAGCGCATGAAAAACAATAACATCGGGGTTAATTTTTTCAATCTTGCTGCTTAAGTCTTTGGCATGGCAAAATAGAACACACTCCCCGATCTTTTCCTTAATTTCAGGGAGTGGCACATTCTCATACCAAATCGTGCAGAATAAAAAGATATCGTCTGCTGTTTTTTGCTGATAAAGATTTGTCGATACAGTCCCGATTCCGCCACTGCTCATCTGCCCAATTTCCGGGGTGATATGAAGAACTTTTTTCATATAAAAAACTCCCCAAGAACAATGAAGTTTAACCTGTAAGAAACAATTAGTTCATCCATTTCTGGACAAACTAATTGTGCAGGGAGAATATTTAAGTCGGGGATATCGATAACCCGCAAATCTGACAGGATAAGGACGGTTGATGGTCCCGAGTAATCGAGTTCAATATCTTTGCCCAGATCAGCGACATATCCGTTACCAAGATCATAAAATCGAGGGAAATAAATCTTACCCTCTTCAATCCGGTGAGTCATATTTTACACCACGGGTTGGCTTAACACCTTTATTTTATTAATGCAGAGCTGGATCGCTTCACTATCTCCGGAGGACAAGGCACAGAAAGCAAGTGAGCGATAATATTCTAGCGTGTGTTTAACAGTCTGGTAGACTTTATTTTCCGCAAGCATTTCAATAATTTTGTCTTTAGCCAGCCCTCTGCCGCTGCGAATCAGTCCTGTGTCTAAGATATAAGGTGTATCAAAAACAGTCGAAAACTCCAGATGCACGGCGATAAAAGCCGCCAGATCAGCATCAGCGGAGATTTTTTCAATCAGCGTGTCTGTAAAATTTTCAATTGCTGCTTCAAAATCCGTGTCTGTGCCGACAGTAGCGAGGGTTGCAAGATCATCGTCTACCGTAACATCCAGATTTAAAAGTTTTACAGAAACATTCATTAAGGCAAGTAATCTATCAACTTGGTCCATAAAACTTCTCCTTAGTTCACACTATTTAAAGTGTTAATTTTATTGATGGCGCTTTGAATTAGGGCAGTATCACCTGTGGTGATAGTCATTTTAGAAAGTGTGTAATAGTAATTATAGTCGTGTTCAGCGGTTTTAAAACTTAAATTGGCCGCCAGCTTTTCTTTCAATTTTGCGACTGAATAATTACCCGCCCCAGCTTCCACCATATTTAGAATATAAGGCGTGTCAATTTTAGTTGAAGGTGTGAATTTGGCTTTAAAGAATTCGGTCAATTTGGTGTTGCGAGTTAATTTTTGAATGGCTGTTTCTTCAAAATTAATCAGGACCTGGGCATTCACGTCGTCAATTTCTTCATTTTCCAAAGCGGCGACATCCGAAGCAATCTCGGTGTCCATCCGCATTAGTTTTAAAAACAGATTCATCGTGAAAACCAGGAATTCATTACGGTTCATAGTTTATTCTCCTTACAAAATATTCTGATTCATGAGTTGCTTGATATAAGCAATCGAGTCAGCAAGCTTATCTTTAGTAATTGTGGCATAGCGTGTGTCAGAATAACTCTTGCCGCTATTGGGGAATGTATTTAAATTGTAATACATTTGTGTCGGATGTTCCACCACAGAAGGCAAATCCAAACCATCAGCAGGACTTAAGGTAATGACTTTACCAGAAGTCGACAACCCACGCCGCGTGTATTCAGCAATTGTGTAGTTAACAAGAGATTGGAAGTCTCCGCGGTAGATAATACCATTGCTATTAATATTTGCGCCGACATTTGCAATAACCTGAGCCGCGGAACTGGAGGTACAGGCATTGTTGCAGGTCGAAGAGCAAGTTCCTACACAGCTCGTGCACCCTGAACAGCTGGTGCAGCCGCCCGAACAGGTGCCACTGCAACTGCCGGAGCATGATCCCGAGCAAGACCCCGTACAGGTTCCAGAGCAACCATCGCACGTGCCGGAACAAGTGCCCGAACAACTTGTGCAAGAACCTTTGCAAGTCCCCGAACAGGTGCCACTGCAACTGCCGGAGCATGATCCCGAGCAAGACCCCGTACAGGTTCCAGAGCAACCATCGCACGTGCCGGAACAAGTGCCCGAACAACTTGTGCAAGAACCTTTGCAAGTCCCCGAACACGTCCCCGAACATCCCGAGCATGTTCCTGAGCATGTCCCTGTACAACCAGTACATCCGCCAGAACATGTCCCAGAACATCCTGAACAGGTTCCTGAACACGTTCCCGAGCAACCGGAACAAGACCCTGTGCAACTGGAACACCCTGTACAACTAACAGCACAATAGGAATTGCAACCGCCCGAACAGCTGGTACACCCTGTACAACTTGTGCAAGACGTACATCCGCCGGAGCACCCCCCTGTACAGCTACCGGAACAAGAATTCATGCAAACGGCACTGCAGCTGGTAGAGCAAGACCCCGTACATCCCGTACAACCTGTTTTGCAGCCGCCAGTACAACCTCCTGTGCAACCGGTGCACCCACCGGTGCAACCAGAATAACAAGCCATAGGCTAACCCCCTTAAGTATTAAGAATTAAAGCTTTGATTCGATCAATTTCTGGCCCGTCATGGTCCTCTAAAGCTTTTGCAACAACGCAGCCTGGCTGGAACCCCGGCATCGCTACGCCGTCAACATTAGACGAAACTAAAAGATCGCCTTTTGTAACTCGGCCAAACACCTTGACGCGGACACGCCCTGCCAAACCAACTGAGGCAAAATTCTCGTCATCAAATCCGTCACCCTTACCACCAATGCAATTTGCATAGTCATCTGAGAAAACTCCGACAACAAAGCGGTCATAAGGACCTTGGGCCTTGCGGTACTTTCCTGTTTCAGGATCAAGCGCAACAACGTCTCCGGGTTCAAGCCCACTATCTTCATTCTTTTCAAAGTATTCAGCGTAGTCGTTATAAACAGCGTTATAAACGCGTGTCGCGTAAAGATATCCACCGTAATTTAAGCGGTTCGTGCCTGTCGGAGCTGTTGTACCGCCGTCAAACTGACCGGCTGTCGCGGCCGTTCCGTTATAGGCCACAAATCCTGCCGATGTTGATCCGGAGGTGAGAGAAGCTGGAATCGGAGGAACTGTCCACGCACCATCGCCGCGAAGATAAGTTGAGCTGGAAGGTGTTCCAGTGCCAAGTCTGGCAGCTGGCGCCGTACCGGATGAAAGGTTTGAAGCGTTAGTGTAATAACTACCTTGCTGACCGTCTAAAAGATCGGCATCAAGACCCGAGCTTGCACCCATGAATCCGCTTGTCCAGACATTACGCCATGCTGTCCAGCTAGATCCGGTATAATTGCGCATCATGACCTTTGCGCCATCAAGGCTAAAAATCATCTGCATCACAGAAGTAGCTGACGCACCGGTCACCATCATCAGACCACCGCCAAAGCCTGTCGGCTGGCTTACCGTTGATGTATTAAAGGTGTAAAAGCCAGACTGTGTAAAGCTGTTTAAATTTTCAGCCGCACCGATCGACTTGGCATAACCGCCTAATCCGTTTGTCCCTGTCGGGATTGCTGCATTAGCTGTCGCTGTTGTTGCCGCAAGGTTTGATGTCAAAGTAGAAACTGCACTCGTGACATAAGTATTAGTCATGGCAGGCGCTGCTTTCGATGTAATCACGCTGGCAGCAACTGTTGCGATCGTCAGATATGAACGACCGGCGACATTATCTGTGGACGGAACAAGTGTGTATTTGATCAGCTTTCGACGCGTTGTGACATCGCCACCGGCTCTAACGTCGGTGATCATATTTGTGATGGTCGATGTTTCCTGCACATTCCCTTCCAATTTTAAGACAGCAGGAGTGCCATCATTTGCGCCGCGGGCTTCTTCTTCCCAGACAGCAAGTTTGACAGAACCATCTGTAATTGGATAAGCAAGGCCAGTTGGTGTAATTTTGATCATGTATCCGTCAACAAACGCGTAAGTATCGTTGATTCGGACATTTCCCGTGCTATAAGTAATCGCATCAGTGGATAAAACACCGTCACCGACCACTTGTTTGATCATTCGGCGGAACTTCTCGTTTTGAATGAGCTGAAGCTCGTTCATTTCGACTTCAAGAACGTCTGATCCTGCGCCAAAAATAATGCTGGAGAATGCCGCTGTCGGAGCATAATTACTATATTGTGTAAAATCAACAGCCATAAACTACACTCCTCAATCTTTAAGGTTGACGTAATATTTTGGATTTTCTCTTAAATGCCGCCAGGCGATACGACCGACGATCGTTTCAGAGTATTTGGGTTGCAGGCGAGTCACTTTGTCATTAAAATGCTCCACTTCGACACCAAGTCCAGCTAAAAAATCAGCCGGCTTAAAATCGACTTTTTCCCAATCAATTCCAATTTTTTTGCCAAGCTTCATCGCATCTTCTAAGTCGTAAGGGGCTTTTTTATCTTTGGCAAAATTCTCAGCCTCTTTATTTGAAAAGTGTTTATCCTTGCCAGCTGCTTCAGCAGGACTTGTTTCGGCAAGTTTTGAAAAGGCGTAGTTATAAATCTCTTCTTTGAAAGCATTTTTATCCATAATATTCACCTCACACTTATTATAGCAGAAAATTTTAAAAACACAGAAATTCTCGTATAAGGAATAAAACGAAGGAGGATATTAATATGTTGAAGAACCCTTATTTTATTTTAATTCTCGTTATCTTTGCCATCTCGATCATCACTTGGATCACTCTGACCATCTACATCATGTTCGCAAAGAACAAAGAATTGAAGCGTTGCGATCGGGAGCATCACTATTGGTATTCTCGGTTAAAAAGAGCACAG